TTGTAGTTGATGAGATTACCTGTGTAGGTGCCATCTGGCGCACCAGTCAGACTGAATGCACCATTCTCATCAATAAAAAGATTACCGGATGCAGGTCGTTCTAAGACCTCCACACGATACAGACATCCTACTGGGTCAGACGAAGAGATGTCATTGTTAAGCAATCCCGAAAGGGGAAACCCCACCGGAATTGCCGAGGCTGGGACACCCACTAAGTGGGTGCCGCAGATCCCTTTACCACCAGTTAGGACACTGAGATCGCGCAGCATATTAGGTCACCGTTCCTGGCTGGTAGTAAGGTTGATCAAGTGTGTAGTCTGTTCCTCGAACAGCAGCCATCAAGTACCCAGCCCCAATTGGGGCAGTAATAGTCAAAGTACCATCAGAAGCCAAGGTACCTACACCAAACGTAACACTAGTAGAAGATTGACCGATACGACCATTCTGATGCCAGGACCAGTACACAGTAGTACCTGACAACCATCCCGTAGAAGTGTTGTTGGCAAACTGACGAGTCTTAAATGTGCCTGTAGTACCTGCTGCATTGGTCGAGAACGATGCACTGTTTACTACCAGGGAATCATTACCGGCCGCATCACGTTGAAGATAGTGAGCATAGTAGGTTGTGCTCGGGCTCAAACCAGTGAAGCTAACATCTTGGTTACCAGTAGCGCCTACTGCGGTGGTTTGATTGGCTGCCTTTACTTCAGTTGCAGTGGCCGTAGGATTGGAGCTCAGGAAGCGGTACAGCGTACCCCCTGCTTCATTGGTACCCACACTACCCACAGCAGTTGTGCTGCCAGTGGCTGTGGCTGTAGGAACTTCCAGGACTGGTGCAGTAGTGTCCGGTGCCACAGGCGTGATGAAGCTCGTCGTATTAGACACGATCGAATCGTTACCTGCCACATCGGTATGAACAAAGTGGAGGTAATACGTAGTTGCTCCGCTCAAACCAGTCAATGAAACAGACTGAGCACCGGTGGCTGTTACTGGTTTGGATAGAGCAGCTTTAACAGCAGCAACCGTTGCAGTGGCACTAGTATTAGCCAGGTAATACAGGCTACCTGTGTTCTCATTAGTCGTTACAGCACCAGTAGCCGTAAAGGCACTTGTTGGCGTCCCACTAGGCGTAGTCAACGTAGGCGGAGTAACGTCAGCCGAAATCTGGGTCGTAAAGCTGGCAGTATTCGACACCAACGAATCATTACCCGAAGCATCGGTTTGAACATAGTGCAGGTAGTAAGTCGTGTTCTGGGTTAAGCCTGTAAGACTTACAGACTGAGCACCGGTAGCAGTGACCACTTTCGACAAGCCGGCTTTGACCGCAGCCACAGTAGATGAGGCACTTGCATCGACCAGGTAGAACAGAGTACCTGCACCTTCATCGCTGGTTACAGAACCTGTAGCAGTCGAGCTGCCAGTAACCGTAGCCGTTGGTGACGTGAGTACTGGTGCCGTCACATCAGGTGGTGGGCTAGTAGTAAATGCGGCCGAGTCATAAACCGTTGAGGTGTTATTGGCCGAATCAACATGCACATAGTGCAGATAATAAACAGTGCTAGCCGTGAGGCCCACAATAGAAACGTTCTGCGTACCAGCTGCCGTTACAGCTTTAGATGAACCGGCTTTGACTGCAGCAACCGTTGCCGTAGGACTGGTATTAACTAGATAGAACAGCGTACCGTTACTTTCATTCGTTGAAACAGTACCAGTTGCAGTCGTAGGACCAGTTGCAGTGCCGGTAGGTGAAGTCAGCGTTGGTGCAGTGAAGTCAGTTACCAACTCATATGCACCGACGTCATACGCTGCGCCTTGAGGACGAGCGTTACCATAAATACCATAAGCAGCATAAGTTGACTCAGTGGTACCAACATCAAGCAGTGCTGAGCCAAGTACCGTGCGCAAATCATGAGTACCGGCAGTAACGTTAGCAAACGTCGCAGTCGATAATGGTGCAGTGCTGTAACCAGTTGCAGCAGCATTACTGAAGCATGTGGTCTTCGTAAGAGCAATTGTGCCATCTTCTGGTGTAATCACGCCACCGACATAGCAGTTTTTCATTACACCCGTGATGTATTGTGTGGAGATGCCATAGTTATATGGAGTCCCACTGATGTTCACGAATGTACAGTTGTAGGCACTAGCACCACCAACCAGGGCAGCAATGATAGTAGTCGCCAAAGCTGATTTGTTGATGATGATCGAATTGCGTACTTTACTGCCAGTATTACTAATTCGCAAAGTACCCTTGAGCGAGCTGTTTTCGCTGCTGGATTCCATGATGCATTGATCGATATCGGTGTAACCGACGATCGAGGCAGCACCTGATTCATACAGGCAGCAAGCTGCAGTTGATCCAGTTGATGTGTTGCTAAACTGTAAGCGATTAATCCGCATATATTTAACCGACACACTAAGGATCGAACTTGTCGAAGCAGTGCATTTCAGTGCTGCACCTTTAGTTGCATCGTACCTACCCATCTGCGTAGCATTATCAATAAACGATGCGCCAGGAGCTGCAGTCAATTCTGCATACCGTGTGGCGTCACAAGTTTTACCTGACAAGGCAATAGTGGTGGTGTTAACGAATTCTTGATTCAGTAACAGTCCACGATGAATCTGATCTGCAGTTGTAAAGTCAGCCGGAGTTGACGCCCACCAAAGTGGGATAGACGCGTAATCACCACCGGTGCCGATTGTTTTTTCAATAATAGTTGCCATTACGTGCCTTTATGCGGTGAAGGATACTGGAACCCAGGTGTTAGCTGCTGGGATTGTGATAAGTTTAGCTGCCACGGTCGTTATAAACACATCGCTGATTGGCTCGACTTTTACAGTACGAGCACCGGCGATACTTGTAACCTCGCAGCTCCAGCCACTCGCAGTTTCGACAACATTACGGAATGACAGACCAAGATTAATACCACCAACCAGGTCAACTGCTGGATCCTGGTCACCAGAATGCTGGGTAAAGAGTGGATACCCTTTACCGATTTCAAATGTACCCCATGGGTAGCTATTGACGATTTGAGCCTGGATCGAGCCCACAGTATGGTTGCCATCATTCCAAGCAAACGCAAAGCCACGCTTTGCTGTTCGCATGGCTGCAACTGCTGCCACATGATCAGAGAAATTGGTAAAACCATCGTTTCTACCAACACACCAGCCAATCCAAGGAATCTTGTTTGCTGTGTTGGATACATAGGCAATGATATCCAGCTTGGTGATGTAGGATCCACCACCATCAGCTGCAACCAGGTTCAATGGTGTAGCTACTGGGGCATTTTCTAAAGCACCATTGTAGTTTGCTACAGCAACGTTGTTCAACGCAGCTGAGTATTTCCACCGCGGACGATCCGGATAGAGTGCAGCGAACTTGTTTCGACGGCTCACACCGAAGGTCAAGGTACCCCAACCGCCCATCGAACCACCAGTAAGAACGGTTTTCTTCGCAACATACTGAAGATTGATTTCAGCCCATTGAACCAATGCGTCAAGACGGCGTTCGGTAATCAGAGCTACGTCACCGGTTGGCATATTTTTAAAGCCAAGCCACATACTTTCCTTGCGAGTACCATTGGCGTTACTACCATACCAATCAACAGGACGCAGCAGATAACAGCCAGCTACTGTGCTTAGCACTGTGCTAAAGCGGAATACATTATGGATGTCATAGGCCATTGGGCCACTGACAGTCGCGTCATACTGACGACCATTCGTGATGTTCTGCCCTGAGCTACCATGAAGACTGAAAATCAGGATCTTAGTACTGGTGTTGCCTGGAAGACCATCCGTACTTTCCAGTGCAACGTCGACTTTATCAAATGCACCGTTACTGGTCACTGGTTTGGCTTTGCCACCATAGATTGGTAGACCTGTAGTCACCGCGTAAACATCAGGAGGTGAATACGTGATGGCTGCCACTTCATTGACACGAGGAACAATGCCAAACTGTGGACCCAGGTTGTAATCGGGCTTAGCTGCGCGGTTATCAAAGATCAACCAACCGTTATCCGCATTAGGCGTACCGAACGTGACACAGTAAGCCAAGGCTGCTTGGATTACAGCAGGATAGCCAGCAATGGTTGCAGGGTAACCAGCCATAGAGTTCAATGGAATGGTGTAACCCTGTGCAGTACCGATGGCTGCGGTCATACCAGCAGTACCGCATTCTTGGGCCAGAATGCCTGCTGGCATGGTGTTGTCGTAGACTTCCTTGTAGGTCGTGTACAACACACTACTGGAGGCACTGGCTTTAAGACGAAGCGAGTACCAAGAGGCCACCTGCCAGCAATAATCAGAGCCAGAAGTCATCAAGCCAACAACGCATTTAGATACGAAGTTGAGCAATGGCAGGAATTCAGTGAAACCCAATTCAACTGCACGACCGGCTGCTGAAGTGATGAAGTGATTCATCCACGGTGCAGCACCGGTACTAGCACCACCACTGGTGGAGTATGCCAAACCATAACCATGATAAATGAATCCCAACTGGTTAAAGTACTGACCAGCAGGATCCAAATAATTTGTCGCGTACCAAAGACGATTTTGTTCCAGACTGTAGAGGATGTCCGATTTCAGTGGGTGATCATCCGGAGTGATGTACGCAGCATGAACCATGGTACGCAATGACCATGCTTGACCACGGGGTTGATCCCCTTTCCAAAGGCATTTACGCCCATCACGATAGTTCAGATGGGATAGCGAATTCAAACCTACGAAACGACTATAGAACAGCAAACCTTCCAGATAATAATGGTCGCCCGTCACCATGTAAGGAACAAAGCAGAAACAAGGATGGTGCGAAGTGTCTGCCACATTCCGATTATTAGGGATGCAGGTTGGGATCGAGACGGCCGGGAGCTTCTCATACAAACCAGTAGCAGAGTTGTAGCTATCCGTTATCTGACCTACAAGCGTAGCGTAAGGATAATCAACAAAGTTGATTGGTCTGTCTGTCGTGTAATCACGGGCATGAATAGACCAGGAACCTTGCAGATCTGCTTGCTTCAGCATCGTGTACTTGGCATCCACATCCTGATTGATCAGGTACATGGCAGTCCACTCAGGGAGCACACCAATACCCGGTGCGTAACCCACATCACTCATCAATGCTTTAGTGAGACCATTCTGGCCAATGTCTTCATTGGCTTTGAGAGTTACAAGATTGGTGGCAATCTGTGTGTTGGAGCCACTGATATCCGAAGGATAATTTGGCACTGAGCGTGTAGCCGTCAGGTAGCTCTTGTTATGCGCTACGTGAACTTTTGTTTCAGCACCCCACCAAAAGGTTTTCTTCCAGCGTGCATACGCATGATGAAGCACCTCATCACCCTGAATAGGTCGATATGGATAGTATTGGGTAGTACCCACGAGCTGGGCATGGCCCAGAGCAGGAAACAAAGTACCGTAAGTGATCGTAACTAATGAAGTTGGGCCTGTTGTCGCTGAGCGAAAGATCAGGCCATTCATACCTTCAACATCTGAGCTGCAGATAGCAGCACCATTCAATTGTGCATTGATCAGGTTACGAAGATCCAGGTACTTCTGTGCAGCAGACCCAGTGATGTTGATAGGATAATCCACACCATCCACACGGATGGTTGCAGTGTAGACCGTCGCATCATTAGGTAAACCAGTGCTGTTGGAATCGTAGACGCCACTTGGCGTATTGGTCAGCCGAGTACGGATATAGCCTGCCTGGCTACGGACATACACTGTTGTAGCCCCAGCTTTGAAACTCACAGCATAGATTCGTGGGCTGAGAGTTGCATTTTCCCATGGGTTGTTACCTGATGGAACAGCTTTGCGTTTGGCCCAGGTATTTTCGATAACATAATCGATCTTTGCCCGAGACTGGTTAGCATAGGCACGGATACTGAACCGTGCATGTAAGTCAGGATGTTCAACACCACCTGCAGTTTTCAAGGGAGCACGGATGATCCATTCACTGCAGATCGGGCCTGACAAATGAGTCTGGTAATCACCACCAGCAAGTTGAACCGAAGCATCGGCAGTGTATGCCGTACCAGCATTAGGGCCGGCCAGTTCTGTGCCATGATCGTTCAATAATACCGTAGCATTCAAGCCAGGAAAGGCAGAAGGGGTCACCGCGGTCGTGACTACCGCAGTCTTGCGGACAATACCATACACATCACTAGCTGATGCAGCCAGGGATGGGATAATTGCTGACAAAATAGCATGGCGTACAGAGCCATCTGAAAAGGTAGCCTTAACATCAATTTGGCAAGGAACCACTGAATTGTTGGGGGCACGAAGCTCTACACCAGCACCTGTAGCCGGGAAATCCCCTTTACTGAACGTTTGACCGAAGGTCACCGGTTCATTGACCAGTACCCCCGTGGTCGGGTTCTTGAAGGTGATGGTGGTAAATACTGAACCGATCTGGACCATTAGGTACCCTTAGTAATTTGTGTTGATTTACGGAAGCATTGTAGTGCATAAATCTTGTTCTGTTTAAGAAATATTAAGGCCACAAACTGTCTATGTTGTAGTTTTCGAGCGCTTCAAGAGTGGTCAACGCTGCAATGTTACCTTTGTGCTGCCATGAGCTAGCATAGATCTGGGTTCCCCGCTCAGACAGTACTACGGCAAAGCCGTAAAGCCAGTCAAGGTAAGCTTCCGCTGTTTCCCAGCTGTGAGTAACGTTGTCTGCGTCACGCCACAACAACATCTCAACTGATGTAGGCAGATTCAGTTCTTTCTTGGCTTGCATCTCTGCGATCTTATTGGCCAGGTTCTTCTGGCTCACTGGATCAGCATCAATGACCTTGTTGTCGTATGCAATCAGGGAATAGATACGTTTATCCCGTTCACGCTCGATTTGTGTATCAAGATCGGCCTTTGCTGTAATCAAGTCTGGTACCCAAGCACTACCTGACCAAATATGCCTGTCAGAGGGTCTTGGTGCCAGTTCAACCAATTGGTTGTTCATAAAACGGTAACGAACAAGCAGATCCATCTCAGAGACGTGCAAAGGCACTTCAATACAGCGTAGTTCGTTGTAGAGGCCACCAATCACATACTGATCATCAGTTGATGGTGAAGCTGTGTAAGCAAGTGACCCATCAGGGTTCACAAAGGCATATTTTTTCATTAGTAGACACCATGAGAGATGAGGCATGAGGTAGCAGATATTTGCAATGTGCCACCTGGTCGAGAAATCCCGTACAAGATTTCATCAGCAGGTTCCTGCTGGATGCTTGCGGTTTGCATGACGCCGGCGTTATGGCGATAGCCTTGAACGTATTCGTAATTATTGATGATACCCAGTCGTTTTGATTGCAACTGAAACCAAGGATTACCTAAGGCCGTACCATACGAGATAGTGCGACTGCTTCCCCCAGTAAGCCAGGGATGAGTATTGATTGCTGCGTACATGCGTACTGCGGGGTGACCTGAGTCGAACGTCAGTACACCAGCAGAGTTGTACATTCTTAGTCCATACTTTTCATTGGACAGTACTGCGGTACCACTAAATACGGCGTATTGAACAGTTACTCCCACCACACCGTTATCCCCGGTACCGTCTACTACTCGTGCAGTAAAACCACTGCGGGTAATACGTGCTAACACCCACTTATTTGTGCTCTCAAACTTCACCAAAACCAGAGGAATAACATTTACTTGAGGGAACGATACTTGGGCATATCCACCTGCAGTGGTTACAAATGACCCTGATTGATGCAGAGAGTAGATACTCAAATTCTCATCGAGCTGTGGGTATCCACTGGTATTGGATGTACGAAGACCAAAGGTCATATCAGCCCCTTAAAACAGAAATAGTGAAGCTGAGTGTGGATGAACTGGAGTTAGACATCAACTGCAGCTCGATCTGACCATTTGTGATGTACACAACGTAATCGAATGTTGTACTTGTTGAGAGATGGGGTGGACCTACATACCATGAGCCGTCATCGACCAAGCCAGGAACACTAATGAACGCTGAGTGTACCTTGGGCGTTGCAGCACCATTGACCAGGCTAGCATTGCCACTATATGTCCCATATAGCTTGGTGATGCGATCCGAAATGTCCAATTGGATCTGACCATCAGCCCTGTAGATCTGTAAACCGTAACTCATTGGAGCCGTCCAAGACGAACACGCAATGTACCGTTCTCGTCATAGCAACGATAGGAGTTGTTGTCCATGACAAGAGAGCCCTCACCAGCCACACTATTTTGTACATTGATACTCGTAGCAGTAATGTTCACCGCTTCGATATAGGTAGCCTTCACCTTACCGTTTTCCACAATCAAAGAGCCGTCATCAGCACGCAGCTTACTGAAAGTAAGCTTGTTGATCACTGCTTCATCAATGAAGGTCTCACTACCTGAAATGATGAACGGCTTACGCATGTTGGCACCTGTTCGACCAACCCAAAATGAATCAACATCAAAGCCCATCTGCACGGTATTACCGTCGTTGTACGCACCGAAGCCACCAATCAAACCATTAACATTGAGCTTGACAGTATAGAGAGCACCAATAGATGTGACCTTACCATTCACTGTATCGATATTGGTTTGCAGATTTGTCTGCACTGCGGAAATCTGACCATTTAAAGTCGACTGAGCTGTTGTGATCTGATTTGACAGTGTATTGTCGGCCGAAACACGAGCATTAGTTTCCGTCTGTACCGCAGCAGCAATAGCTGGAGATACTGCGGCGTACTGAGTATTACGTGCATTGGTTTCGGCACTTACTGCATTTGCCCTGGCTGTAGCTTCAGATTGAATAGCCGCTGTATTGTCACCAGCTTTAGTAAACAACGTTGTAATGTCAGTAGCCAGTGCACTATCCGCATTACTACGTGCTGTGGATTCAGTTAGGATCGCCGCCAAGTTATTACCTGCCTTGGTGTACAGCGTTGAAATATCACTGGCCAAGGCTGTATCTGCATTGGCCCTTACTATCTGTTCATTAGCGATCGCAGCTGTGATATCACCATTCACTGAAGCAGCCAAGGTATCAATACGAGATGCTAAGGCATCATCCTTAGTTACTCGAATAGTCTGTTCTTCAGTGATGGCAGCCGCGTTCCCCGCGGCCTGTGCAAATAAGGTGTTAATCGACTCGATCAGTACTGTATCTGCGGTCTGTCGTTGACTAATTTCATTCAGAATGAAAGCACGAGTCTCTTCATTTACACCCTGTACTTGAGCGATTGCATTACCCAATGCTTCATTGCTTGCCAAGCGATTGGTGATTTCCTCCAAGATTTTGGCATCAATAGCGGGGATCAATGCAATCTGAGTTTTCAACGCTTGAGCCAACATGCCGGCATCAATCTGCCCTGTCAAATCAGTGATCGTCTGTTCGATCGATGCACGAGCAGTAGACGATGCAGGACCGATCAACTCACCTTGAGTGCCGTTGATCGAGACAAATTGAATCCAGTAAAAATACAACACTCCTGGCCCTACTTTGTCATAGTAGAATGATCCACCAACCGGATCCACAATCACTAAAGCTGCGTTCACATCATCAATGAGAGCGCGGTAGATGCGTGTGTGCGCAACTGCAAACGGATTCAGTGTAGGGAAGGTCCAGTTGATATCAATGCCGCCGAACGCTGGTGTAGCACTCAGAACACTGTTATTGCTTGGGTCACCTGGCTTGGGTCCACCCCAACCACCTGTACCGCAAACGCCATCATTACAAGACATAGTTACCTCGTTGCATGTTTATTTCGTGCATTATCTCACCATTCCCTACAGGAAACCCACCAACAGAGCAACAATTTGTTGTTCAATCACTTAGAAAGAAAGACATGATCACTATTCATGGTAAGAATGGTATTAAAGCGACGGTACTGGCCCACAGCATTACAGCGACAGGCAAAGAACTAATCACTTGGGAGATTGAGTACCCCAGGTTGATTCTGGCAGAGCTCAACACACATCGTCAGTTGTCTCGCAACAGCTACAGCAGCCGTGCAGTACCGTTCATGAAGATGCTGGAGCAATTGCAGGGCGAACCAGTAAGGTTTGGTGCTAACCAGGCCGGCATGCAGGATAAAGGTGAAGACTTTGACGCACCTGTATGGCTGACACCTGATGTCCTGGTTACTAAGACGGGTGCATGGCGTCAAGCCAGACAAATGATGATTAGTGTAGCCAAAGCATTCAGCGACGCCGGTTACCACAAGCAAGTGTACAACCGCTTGCTTGAAGCCTGGCAAATGCAGAAAACGGTCCTTTCGGCTACCGAAGTGGATAACTTCTTCTGGCTTCGTGACGACGATGCTGCAGACCCGACCATTCGTGAGCTGGCGCGTGTCATGCGTGAAGCCAAGAATGCAAGTACACCGGAGTGCTTAGAGCCGGGCGAATGGCACTTGCCTTACATCGATATCAGTCGTGAAGGTGGTATCCGTCGTTACAGCATCATGGAAGGTGAAAACACTAAACGTTTTCTTGGTGTTGATAACGCCATCAAGGTATCTTGTGCTCGTTCAGCGGCGGTCAGCTACCGTAATGAAGGCTACGACCTGACTAAGAGCCTAGAAGTGTACGACAAACTGGTTGGTAGTGAACGTAAACACGCTTCAGCCTTTGAACATCAAGGTACACCGATGCAGGAGACAGATACCATCGATATTGATGATGAAAACATCAAAGATATCAATTATCCATGTGATACAGATTCTTGGGAACCTGGTATCACGCATATGGATCGCAGTTGTAAATTTTGGTCAGGCAACTTCCAGGGTTGGATCCAGTACCGCAAACTCATCCCCGGCGAGTGCTATAGCACAGAAATTGCCTGATAACACTAGCCCACAAGAAATTTATTTTCCTTGTGGAACTACGTAAACTAGGTAACATACCAGTTCTCCAAGCAGCACCTTCGAGCCGGCTATCCATCATTTCCTGGGGTAGTCGGCTCTTTTTTCGTCACCGCAGGAAAGAGAAAGAATAATATGCTACCAACCCGTCAAAGTACCTGGCGTCGTCCAGTAGGTGTCCAGGCTCGTGTTTATGACAAGGGTATGGGTGAAGCGGTGGCCAACCGCACAGTCAATCGCAAGATTGATCGTCCAGCATCCCGTACCCAAGTCATTGAAATCCCACGCAACGATGATACTTCGCTTGATGATCAAGTCGCTGCATACTGCAAATCCAACAACCTGAAGATCACTCCTGGTGCTGATGGATACCATGTCGACAAAGGTGACCAAGATGTCGTTGGTATAACCCTCAATGTCATTGCTGACGTCGAGATTGAAAAGTGGGCTGACGTATCCACTCGTGTTGCCACTGGCAATGCAATGCTGGATCCACGGACCAATTGGAACCGTCGCCAAACCAATGAACAATGGTTAAACGAGCCGGCTGCATTTGCGATCGAGTTCGACGGCATGCACCACCATCTTCGCCAAGCATCCTTGCTGATGTCTGGCCGACACCTTCAACACGGCGATGCAACGCAGCCAACTCGGAACATGGAAGTGTTCACCAACTGCAGTACATCGGCCATGAGCTTCCTGGAGTTCTACCTCTTGCTTAATGGTTCAGGTGTAGGTCGTTGTTACGATGACGCCATGATGCAAGTTGATTGGCGTCTCATGCCGACTGTGGTGTGCGTCATCGACGGTATGCACAAAGATGTACTGTCAGGTGAAATCACTGCCATACCTGCTCGTGATGCCCGTCACCTGTATGCACACAAAACCATCCACGAATTCATCGTTCCGGACAGTCGTGAGGGCTGGGCACAGGGCTTTGAAAAAGTCGAAACCATGACCTTCGCTGGCTGCTTCCGCAACGATGTTCTGATCCTGGACTTCAGTGGTGTACGTCCCCGTAATTCACCAATCGCCGGTATGCAAGATCGTCCAGCATCTGGGCCTGGCCCTATCATGACGGCCATCGACAAGATCGCTAATTTGCGTGACGCTGGCATGGAACCATGGCGTGCAACGATGTATGCCGATCACTACGCAGCAGAATGCGTCTTGGTAGGTGGTGCACGTCGTGCTGCCCGCATGGCTACCAAATTCTGGAAAGACAAATCCATTTTCGGCTTTATCGAGCTGAAACGTGGAGGCTTCCTCTGGTCGAGTAACAACTCGGTCATGGTCGATATGGAATTCTGGGATAACGTCAAGCACGTAGCTGCCTTGATGAAGGTCAATGGCTATGAATTGATTGATAAAGGTGGTTTCCATAAACTGATTGGAAAGGACTGTTTCAATGACACGCAAATTCATGCTTGGAAGGTATTTGTGGCATCTTGTGAGGCATCCTATAACGACGGCACTGGTGAGCCTGGCTTTATCACTGTAGAACGGCTGACATGGAACGGTGAAGGTAGCGAAAACCTGCTTGATGGCGAATTCGCTGAATCCAAGAAGTACAAGCTGTCACCTGAAGCTAAACAACTCAGTCGTGTGCTGGCTCAAGTCTGGTCACGCATGCAGTACAAAGTCATCACCAATCCATGCGGTGAGATTGTACTGAACCTGCTTGGTGCGTACTGCGTCATCGCTGATGTGGTGCCATTCCATGCTGGTACGGCTTACACCAAACCACCTGTCGGTGCCACAGAAGAAGCGTGGATCGACTACTGGAACAACGTGGACTTCGATGCAGAAGATGCATTCCGCGTGGCCACTCGTGCTCTCATCAGAACCAACCTGATGGACAGCATGTATGGCAAAGAAGTAGCACGTACCAATCGTATCGGTGTCGGCATGACCGGCTTGCACGAATACGCTTGGGCACGCTTTGGCTTCGGCTGGAAGGATTTGGTTGATGAAAAAATCTCACAACCATTCTGGCAAATGCTGTCGCGCTTCAAGCGTGCTGTGCAAGATGAAGCGCTGTTCTACTCCAAGTTGATTGGTGTGGTTTGTCCACATACCGATACGACTATGAAGCCGGCCGGCACGACGTCTAAGCTTTTCGGACTGACTGAAGGTGCGCATCTCCCATCTATGGGTGAATACCTGCGTTGGGTTCAGTTCCGCAATGATGATCCGCTGATTGAAACCTACCGTACCATGGGTTACCCAATCCGCAAGCTGCAGTCGTACAACGGCACCACTATCGTAGGATTCCCAACCATTCCAACGATCTCCACGCTGGGCATGGGTGACAAGCTGGTATTCGCCGGCGACGCTACTCCTGAAGAGCAGTACCAGTACCTTCGTCTGTTAGAGAAGTATTGGATTGTCGGTATGGAAGAAGACGGCGTGACCCCATTACGCGACACCGGCAACCAGGTCAGCTACACCCTGAAGTACAAGCCACAGGACACAGGATTTCCTGAGTTCATGCGGACCTTGATGGAAGGGCAGTCGACCATTCGCTGCTGCAGCGTTATGCCACAGTCAGACACGTCAGCCTACGAGTATCTTCCCGAAGAACCTGTAACCAAAGCTCGCTTTGAAGCCATTGTTGCGGCCATCAAAGCAGACGAAGAAGCTGGTGATATTCAAGAAGAAGTAGGCATGGAACACGTTGACTGTGCATCTGGAGCATGCCCAATCAACTTTGGTGCCAACGTCAAGGACTCCTAAGCCATGAATGAAATCTGGCGTCCCGTGCCTGACTATGAAGGACTGTATGAGGTGTCTAACCTCGGTCAGATCCGATCGGTCGGCCGTGATGTCAGCAACAACCGGGGAGGGCTGCGGTACATGCCTGACCTGGTGCTGACACCACATATTAATGCGAAGCGTGGCGGCTATCGTAGCGTCACGTTGAGCAAAGACGGGAGCAAGAAGACCGTCTATCTACACCTCACTGTACTCAGTGTTTTTGTTGGTCCGCGGCCCTCTCCAGAAATGGAAGGCTGTCACGGTGATGGTGATCCGAGTAACAACCGGTTGGACAATCTTCGTTGGGACACACCAGTAAACAACGCAGCAGATCGAAAATTACACGGCACTCAAGTGCATGGTGAGAATAGTAACAAGGCGGTTATTACAGCCGATCAAGTCAGAGAAATTCGACGGAGAGCAGCAGATGAATCCTTCACCCGTATTGCATCCGACCTCGGAATATCCCGACAACAAGTCGCCCGCATTGCCCGTGGGGAACAATGGCAGCACGTTGAATGACCTCTGGCTTGATCTAAAGCTTCCACCTATCAATTTGTGGAATGCACCTAAATAATATAAATTATATATCTTAATAGGAACTCTGAATGAATGACACTAAATGCAAAAGCTGCCCTAACACAGCAATGTTTGACTCAGATCGGTGTTTCCACTGTGAGCAAGCATTGACCGGTTTTGTTGGTTCCATGAATACTGTTAAAGCTGATGTACCGTATCACATCAACAGTACACAAGCACCCCCCAAAGTTAACCCAGAACGTAATCGTGCAGGGGATCGTTCACTGGCTTCCCGGTATCCCCAATATTACAAACCTATTGGTCAACTCAAAGAAGTGGATGTGTACGCTGTTTGTATGCTCTTCCCAGTTGATGACCCTTCAGGTGCCATTAATCATGCACGTAAAAAGCTATTGATCCCAGGTGTTCGCACCGGTGGTAAGAGCTTGCGTAAGGATGTTCAAGAAGCAGTGGACACTCTGAATCGTTGGCTTCAACTCACCGGTGATGATGGTAAATCCCCAAGTGTGCCTCTGCCTACACTACCACCTTTGAATCTTCAGCCGAAATAAAAGGAAGCGTCGTCCCGACGCTCTTCCGATATTAACCGGGCCAGCTACGGCTGGCCCTTCCCATTCCTACAAGGTGAATCATGACGCAAGTGCGCTATATCAATACCTCATCCGTACCCTTGTCGATGGCAGTATTTCTGGCCACTGACAACTACGATCACGACTCATCGACCATCTCGGCCACATCGTTGATCAAGCCCTTGCGTCAGCTCATTTTGGGTGGCCGTGTGCCCCAAGAACTCAGCTTACCTGACCTGGTAGGCATGGTTGCTTCCCGTATCGGAACAGCCATTCATGATGGTATCGAACGCAGCTGGGTTTACAACCACAAGCGTGCTATGGCAGCATTGGGATATCCCCAACGCGTAATCGATCTAGTGGTGATCAACCCCACCAAAGAACAGCTGGCTGCCAACCCTGATCTGATCCCGGTCTATCTTGAACAACGATCACAGAAGCAGGTAGGTAACTACCTGGTGTCCGGCAAGTTCGACTTTGTTGGCCAAGGTCGGCTGGAAGACTTCAAAACTACTGGCACCTACACTGCCATGTCAGGATCGAACGACGCTAAGTACATCCTGCAAGGAAGTATCTATCGCTGGCTTAATCCAGAAATCATCACTGAAGACGAAATGAGTATTCAATTCATCTTCACTGACTGGTCATTAATGCAAGCACGTCAAAACCCAAATTATCCGCAAAGCCGAATCCAGGAACGTAAACTCAAGCTGCTCAGCATTGAGGAAACTGATCGTTACATCCGTCAGAAGCTATCGGACTTTGATGACCTGGTAGACCAAGATGAATCGTTGCTGCCATTGTGCAGTGATGAAGATCTGTGGCGCACAGAGCCAGTCCACAAGTGGTACAAGAATCACACCTTGGCCACTGTAGCTACTGCAGCCAAGTCCACCAAAAACTTTGACACTGAGCTCGAAGCTCGCACCCACATGCTTACTGTAGGTGGCGGCAAAGGCGTCGTTGTCACTAAACCTGGCCAAGTCAACGCCTGCAAATACTGCCCAGGCTTCCCTGTCTGCTCGCAAAAAGATGCACTCATTGCAGCCGGCGACCTGGTACTTTAAAAGGAATCACGCATGAAAACCAATGATGAAATGGCCTTCCATCCGATCTCGGAAAAGCTGGTTGACATCCTGTGCAACAAAACGCAAAATCAAAATCCATTGTTTTTCCGGGTGTTGGTTGGCTACTACTTCAGCATGATTGCATCATCCATGCGTACCACTATCGTCACACACGATCGTGGCGACATTCCAGTAAACATGTACGCCCTTAACCTAGGCACATCCGGATCGGGTAAAGGCTTCTCGACAAACATCATCGAAAACGAAGTCATCAACCGCTTTCGTAATCGCTTCCTTGAAGAGACATTTCCACTACTGGCTGAACAGAATCTACCCAAGCTGGCAGTGAAGCGTGCAGCCCGTAAGAGCTGTGATCCTGAAGAAGAACTGGTGCGTGTACAGAAAGAATTTGATGAGCTAGGTACCCTGGTGTTCAGCTTCGATTCAGGTACACCGGCGGCCATTAAACAGATGCGTCACAAGCTGTTGATGGCAGATGCCGGCTCAGTCAATCTTCAGATTGACGAAATCGGTTCTAACCTCTTGGCCAGTGTTGATGTGCTCAACACCTACCTTGAACTCTATGACGTTGGCCGCATCAAAACCAAGCTCATCAAGAACACGGCTGAGAACAAACGTAACGAAGAAATCCCTGGTAATACTCCCACCAACATGATGTTATTCGGTACACCAGCCAAGCTGCTTAACGGCGGCAAGGTTGAGGAAGAGCTGTACTCAATGCTAGAAACAGGTTACGCACGTCGATGCTTCTTCGGCTACAGCAAAGCCAGTGACCAACCAAAGAAGCTGACGCCGAAGGAAATCTACGACCAGTTGACTGACAAGTCGTCAAACACTTGGATGGAAGACCTGGCTGATCGATTGGACCAGCTGGCTGACATCATCAACGTCAACAAACGTCTGGTCATGACGCTTGATACATCGTTACTGGTGATCGAGTACAAGACCAAATGCGAAGAGATCGCCAACCTGTTGCCTGAGCATGAAGAGATCAAAAAAGCCGAGATTTCCCATCGCTACTTCAAAGCATTGAAACTGGCCGGCGCTTACGCATTCATTGACGATTCACCTATCCTCACAGATGACCATTTCTACAATGCGATCAAGCTGGCTGAGGAATCTGGCAACGCCTTCGATAAGCTGCTCACGCGTGATCGCAATTACGTCAAGCTGGCTAAGTACCTGGGCTCCGTGCAACGCGAAGTCACGCAGGCCGACCTGGTTGAAGACCTACCTTTCTACCGCGGTGCGTCTGGCCAGAAGACTGAAATGTTGACCTTGGCCACAGCCTGGGGCTACAAGAACAGCATCATCATTAAGAAGTCATTCAGTGATGGTATCGAATTTCTGCGGGGTGAAACCCTGAAGGCAAGCCATATCGATAGTATGATCCTGGCTTACAGCTCGGACATCACCGAAAACTACAGTAACGAACGTGCCCCGTTTGATAAGCTGCACAAGCTGACGCAAGCATCCGGCATGCACTGGACGTCTCACCATCTGGTGGGTGGTTACCGTAACGAAGAAAATGCAATCCCTGGTTTCAACATGATCGTCATTGACGTTGATGGTACAGCCAACTTGAGCACCGTTAAGATGCTCATGTCTCAACACAAGTTCATGATCTACACGACCAAGCGACACACGGCGATTGAAAACCGTTTCCGCCTGATCATGCCGATCAACTACGAGCTGAAGATGGATGCTAAGGACTTCAAGGAATTCATGTCCAACATCTTCGAGTGGTTGCCATTTGAAGTTGATGCGGCAACCAATCAGCGTGCTCGTAAGTGGATGAGCTGTGCTCAAGCGCTTGATGGTACTGATGGTCATTATGAATACAACGAAGGGGAGATTCTGGACGCCCTTCCGTTCATTCCTAAAACCAGTAAGAATGAAGAGCGCAAGCAGCTGCTGCAAGACCAGCAAGGCATGGACAACCTGGAACGCTGGGTAATGAACAACATCGGTGATGGTAACCGGAATAATATGTTGCTTCGATACTCAATGATTCTGGTGGATGCTGGCTTCCAGATGGAACCAATCCGGCAGAAGGTCATGCACTTGAATGAACGCATTGCTGACAAGCTTGATGAAGCAGAAATTATGAGCACCATCATGGTCTCTGTAGCCAAGGCCATCGCCAAGATGCCATAAAAGAAAGGTGCCCCTCCGGGCACTTCTTCGACAATTTAGCAAGGCCGTTCGGTCTTGCTTTTTTCACCTTTGGAGATCTAATGTCCCAACAACAAATCAATGACAACCTCGTACTTATCGGCGGCAAATCCGCTACTGGTAAGTCGGCTTCACTGATGGGCTTGCTCAAACCAGAAGGCGTTGCATACGCCAACTGTGAAGCAGGCAAAAAACTCCCCTTTCGATCGAAGTTTAAAGAGTTCGTTATTACCGATCCACTGCAGATTATTGAACTGTTTGACTGGCTGGAAGCACCTGAACAAGCCAGTTATCACACAGTAGTGATCGATACCCTGACTTACCTGCTCGACATGTACGTTTCGATGTACGTCGCACCGTTGGCTGACGGTCGTGCTGCATGGGGCCAGTTCTCTCAGTATTTTAAGAACCTGATGCAGCAAAAAGTTGCAGCATGTTCAAAGAATGTCATCTTCCTGGCTCACACTCTGGACAGCTTAAACGAAGGTGAGATGGTCATGGAGACGAAAGTCCCTGTTCAGGGTTCACTGAAGAACAACGGCATTGAATCCTTCTTCTCTTGCGTTCTGTCAACTAAAAAGATGACTATCAAAGCATTGAAGGAATTCGATAACCCTTTGTTGGTTATCACCGAAGAAGAAGAGGCTCTGGGGTACAAGCATGTATTTCAAACTCGTTTGACCAAAGAAACGAAGGATGAACGCCTTCGTGGCCCAATGGGTATGTGGTCAGTGAAAGAAACATACATCGACAACAATATGCAGCTGGTATTGAACCGCCTGCACGAATACTACGCTTGAATAGCGTAGAGTTCTGTAATACACTACTCAACTCCATCTAACATCATTGAGTTGAGCAGAGCTTCATCAGTCTGCACTACTAACCTATTCTATTTAATTATCACAAGGAAATATCATTATGAACATGCTTGCAAATCTGAAACTCGATGATGGCGTTGATGGCGAAGAAAAAGACGTACTTGGCGGCCGTAGTCTCCTGGATTCGGATGCTTACCCAGCAACGATCACCATGGCCTACATGAGCGAGTCCGAAGGCGGTGCTAAGGCACTGAACATCACAGCCATGACCGAAGATGGCAAGGAAATCCGCGGTGCGATCTACGTGACATCGGGCCGTGCTAAAGGCCAGAAGCCGACGTACGAAAAAGATGGTAAGACCTACCCACTGCCAGGTTACCTGCTGGTCAACAGCCTGTGCCAACTGGCTACCGGCAAGGAAATCTCCCAGCTGGAAACCGAAGACAAAGTCATTAAGCTGTACAACTACGAGGCTAAAGCTGAAATTCCAACCACGGTACCTGTGGTTGTTGAATTGCTGCAGAAACAAGTTGTTATTGGCTTGCTCAAGCAGATTGTAGACAAGACCAAAGAAACATCACCAGGCAGTAAAGTTTACGTTCCAACTGGTGAAACCCGCGAAGAAAACGAGATCGACAAGTTCTTCTGCGCTCGTGATGGCTTTGAAAACCTGACCCTGACTGAAGTGAAAACCAAGGCTGCCGGTGGTGAAGTTGCTGAGCCGTTCTATGCGAGCTGGATCGAGAAGAACAAAGGCCAGGTCCGTAACAAGGCCAAAGGTGCATCTGCTGGTGGTACCCCAGGTGCTCCAGCTAAGGCTGGTGCCGCAACTGGCACCGCCAAACCGAAGAGCTCGCTGTTCGGTTAAGCATTACCCGGCCAGCAATGGCTGGCTGGTAGCTCTGAATGCCCCATAGTATCGGGGCATTTTTCCACCCCACGAGGAATCATGGATAACGATCAAAAAATTGAGCACGATATCATCCGTGCGGGTATGACTGCACCACGAGTCACACCAGACCAGGTGAATGCTTATCTGGCCCGTGTTGAGTACTCGACTATAGTGCCACCAGGTACAACGTCCACGTTCACGCATAGTTACTTGCGCAGCAAGGATGGTAACCGACTGTTCTCCTTGGCAACTGGCCATTCAGCTTGTGTCAGTCCGGAAAACTTCAATGCCATAACTGGTGTTGATATTTCCCGCTCGAAGTGTGAGATTGCGACTAAAGATGCTCTCTGGGCATTTCTTGGTTTCGATCTGTTTCAGGAGTTGGACAAATGATCACCCGTCGTCCACATGAGGCTCGGGTCATTGCCGAGAAAACTGAACTTGATGTGCGTGTATTCGCACTTGAACAGTTTAGTTACAGTGATGAATTCAAAATTCTGCCAGAAGCTGAGAAAATTAGAATTCAGCATCAACACAAAGCAATGCAAGAGTACCTCAAGATGCTGATTGAGCGTATTGCTGCGTTCCCTCCAGTTGAACCGTCCAACGTGACTGAGCTCAATTCTGAGCTGGCCGGCACTCCTTTGTTCAAAGAAGAAGTCCCGATCGGTGCTAAGCCAATTGATGACATCGACACCTTCGCCATGATGATCGACCACTGGCATGGCAAGTGCATGGAACATGGTAATCGCTTGCTTGAAATGCCTGAAGGTACCCAGGTCGAAGTTGAAGATGAAAAAACACCTGGTGTGGTAATCATCATGGACTTGAATGGTGCATACTTGCAGACCTTCCGTATCGGCGTCGAAGCAGCTTTGAACCTGTTCAAAGATCTGCCTTTCGGTGCCAGCATTGAAGAAGCTCCAGAAAGCCCAGTAGCATGAGTCTGATCCGCGTGGTCGGCTTTGACCCATCACTGCGGAACTGGGGTGTGGCCAAGGGTAACATCGACATGGATCGGGGTGTCCTCATTCTGGACCATGTTGACGTCATCCAGCCATCTTTACCTACCGGTAAACAAGTTCGTCAGAACTCGTTGGATTTGGAAGCAGCTAACCAGCTTGCATCCATGGCCCTGAGCTTTGCAAAAGGCGCACAGGCGATCTTTGTTGAAGTACCGGTAGGAAGTCAGTCTGCTCGCGCAATGGCCTCCTATGGCATCTGTGTGGGCGTCCTGGGTGCATTGCGGGCCACAGGTATTCCCTTCTTTGAGGTCACCCCGACCGAAGTGAAGTTGGTTACCAAAGATCGCAATGCTACCAAGGCCGGTATGATCGAGTGGGCGATGGCTCAGCACCCCGAAGCACCATGGCCAATGAAGACCGAAAAGGGCATCATGTCTGTGGTGGCCGGCAGTGCTGAGCATATGGCTGATGCCACGGCCGCAATATATGCCGGCGTCCGTACTACCAGCTTTAAACAGTCGCTGCATCTGATGCAATTCAGGGCAGCGTAATTCAACCGTAGTATCGTTTTAAGAGAGTCTTATGAATATCACACTCAAGCAGTCCGACATCGAGAAAGCAGTTCGCATGTACATCGAGCGTCAAGGCTTCCATCTGCAAAACAAAACCCTGGGCATCGACTTCTCGATGGGCCGCGGTGTAAACGGTCTGTCGGCGGCTCTGTCGATCGAAGACTCAATGGTCATTCCTGGCTTCACCGATCAGGTTGATCCAGGTACTGATGCTCCATCACAGGCTGTGCAAGCCATGCTGAACAACAATGCAGGGATCACAAACAAAGTGATCGGTACCTACAAGGTCAAAAAAGCAGTTGTCGAAGCTGAGCCAGTTGTTGTCGAAGTTGATGAAGTGCTCGAAGTCGCCAAGGTTGCACCAGCTACGCTGGCTGAAACTATTGCTGCAGTAGCAGCTGTCGCCACGCCAGAAACCGAAGCGGCCAAAGCCGAACCTATCGCTGAAGCCAAGGTAACTGAACTTACTCCAGCCCTGGCCGTAGTTGCTGAAGCACAAGCAAAGCCGACTACCTCGTTGTTCGGCTAAGCTAAAATGAACGTCCTTAAATGGATCGCTTGTGGTATGTTGGCGATCCTCGGACTGGGCGTGATGATAGCGGGTTCAGCCATCTTGGCTGGCCTGCTTGTCCTGGCAACTGTAGTAGGCACTATAGTCCTAGCAGCTGTCGGGATCCGTACCTGGTTCCGATACCGGGCAAGTAATGTAAAGTAACACTGTATCTTCCCTTCGGGGAAGGCCAACAAGAGTGGAACTTTTATCAGCAACAGTGAAAGCCAAAGACGCAATCTAAGGTGAGGTAATTCGAGTGGGTAGGCCCACACCAAGTAACTGCCAAGTGATGTACCCCTAACCTGAGCTAGACAGGCGAAATGTGACCGAATAAGCGGGGCGGTCTATAGGGTTCCACCCTTGTTGATATAAGTAGCCGGTCTGGTAAGCGCACCAGCGAACCGAAAGTATCAACACGTTGATGTCAACGTCAACGTATTCAAAGATTAAGGGCCGATGAGGGTCTGTCTTTGCGTTAAGCTGCCCCGCATTAGTGGGTAGCACAATCCCGTGGTAGACGAATGGTAAAGTCAGAGTGTCGTACGCACTCTAAAATACTCCAAAGGTATGAGGGTTCGACTCCCTTTCACGGGGCCAAGACCAGAGAGCAGATAGACGTAAACATGCTGGGTCGCTCCCTGAGTTTGCGAGACAAAAGGTTGAGTTCGGTTGTACAGCTGGACATACATATCTTCTGCTTTCTGGTGTTGGTTGCAGTTCTGTGCACTGTGCGCACTTTAGAGTAAGGGCCATTAGCCCTTAGAGCATGGAATGACTAGTGGTAGCCACGGTCAGCAATCAACATTTTTAATTAAAATAATTAAGGGATATCATGCAAGTAACCAAAATCGTTACAAAGTCCGGACGTGTTTACCACACCAAGGAACAAGTCAGCAGTGAAACCATTGCTGAGAATGCTCGGCGTCTTGGTTGGGGTGAAATCGACAGTGTGAGTATCATGATCATGTCTGAAGAAGAGTACGGCAATATCCCTGCGGATATTGAAGCTGATTCATTCTTCGGTGAAGCACCGCAGTAGTAAAAAGTACGGGCGCCGTGGCAGAGTGGCTTAATGCTAGTGCAGGGTTATTGATTTGACGAAGGTGCCCTGTGCACCGCTTGAGTCCGATCTTCGTGAGTTCAAATCTCACCGGTTGTCCACCAGGTTTGTAGTAGAATCACCGAGCAGCGGACAAGTCCAGTCCAGCGTGAGAGTAGGCCAAATGCGGCAGCTCAAGCAATAGCGCAAACAAGACCGTGGGGATGATGCAACATAGTTCCACGTTAAGCTACAGTGCATCACTAAAGCCCTGGTCCTCCTCACAGAGTCCAGGGCTTTTTTCACATAGATCAATGGGGCAGCAAAGCAGCGTAAAACTTCTGACGAAGCGGTAATCCCGGCGTCAGGTGCGGGTAACTACGTAGTCCCGTCTGCTCCACCATATTATTGACCAAAGTTGTTTGTAGTAAATGGTGCAGCCAAAATGCTAACCGTGGTCACGGAATCCAGTGAACCAAAGTAGCTCAGCGCGCCGGCGTTAAACGGATTACCGAAGTGATGGATGAAACCTGAATCCAATACAGTAGGCTGGTCACCAAGCATATGCTCAGCTGCCAAAAGAGCCAGCACCCGACCAGGTGCATCCTTGTAGATACGACCAAGCACCTTCTGGATGCGGACGTAGTACTTCGAGAACATGATCAACCCCGTGTCATTAGCGTACTGGATTTTCCGGTGCGTCGGGACGTCGTAGTTGATGAATGCTTCAGAAGCACGCTGCACTGCTTGCTCATGGTTCATCGACTTGATGTCATGCTGGTACAGCGTGTACCGGGCCAGGAAGTCACTGATCTGCGTGGCATAGCTCATCATCTTGTATGGTGCCGTGCTGTGGTGCATTGTCAGCAGCTGCGTAGCCTTCAGGATGTGTGGATTGATCCCGTCGATAAAGCCGTCCACCTTTTCAGTGAAGCGGGACTTGTACGAGTAGATGTCCTCATCAACGCCCACATCTTCCACGATGGTAGGCATCAAGCCAGCATCAATCAATGGACGGATTGGGTTACGAGCCAGGCTGTCTTCCAGACGCTGGATCAAGTACTTGGCTTTGGCCGAATCCATACCCGGCTCAAAATGGCCGATGTTTTGCTGATGCTTTAAAGCAAACAGCTTGGCGTTGTCTTGCTTGTATTCCCAAGCCGATTTAAACGCTACACGGTGGCTATCAAAAATCTGCTTTGGTGATACACCCATCAGGAAGAGCTGTGACCAGTTCGACCGTAGGTTACCTGTCATGGTCGACCAGCTCTTGACCACCAGGTTGGCCTTCGTCTCTTTGACGATCGCTTGCCAGATATCTTCCGACTGACGTGCACGCAGCTGAGCTTTGTCCTTAAAGGCGTAGCTCATGATTTCAACGAACATGTTTTCGACGAAGCTGCGCTGTGCCTTTTCCTTGTCGAATACCGAGCCAATGCTCAGCTTACGATAGCCGAAATTGATATCCAGGATATCGTTGCGGACCATCATGCCATCCTTACCAAACAGGTTCTTAGCCAACTGCTGTGTTTCTCGCGGCAGCATGTCCCAGATTTCCCGCAGCTGTGGATCGGTCGATGTCGGACCAACCTGCAAGTAAGTTTCCGGATGATCGGCAAAGTCCAGCTTGTATTGCTCATGCAATGCCTTGATCGCGTTAGCGTTCTGCACCTTAGATGCTACTTTGTCGAAGGTGTTACCAGCCATTGAGCCCAGCAGGTGATCGGTGCGGTTGTCGCGGTTAAGCAGCTTGTCTTTAACGACATTGCTCATCATGTAGCGGTAGTTCGTTACATCACCATTTGGATTAAGCACTGGTGCCATGTGGGCTTCTTTGCTCACCGTTGGATCGAAGCCGGTACCAGTGAACATGCTTTGAATGGCCGCACGCTTGCCGGCACGAATAGCAGCCATGTTTGCGATGTTCTGTTGGCCAGCTACCGATACTGGATGTGCCCCATTGATTACCTGGCTGCCCTTGGCTTTAGAATCAGTCGTGCTGATGATGCCCGAGTTCCATTGCTTGAGACCACCATCACGCAAAGAGTAGATCCGCTTTTGTTCACTGACAGGATCCGCTGCATCGCGTGGCAAATAGCCGGGCATAGCCGTATAGCCTTTTTTGATCAACTGCAGACCTTCGTCATCAGTAGCCATCACCACCGTCATGTATGGATCATAGACTTCAGGTACATAACCTTTCATCTGCAAAGCTTCGCTGTCTGAAAACAGTTTGTCTTTGCTTTCGACCTGCAATGCCGTGTGAGTCTTCATGATCATTTCAATGCCATGACCACCATCGGTGCGTGCAGCTTCCGCATCAAAGACTTCAGATACCAATTTCATATCAACACGGCTGGCATACTTCATTGCATACAACGAAGCCAGACGATCAATGATTGGCGTGGCTGCCTGAACCTGTGCCGTAGTAACACTGGCCGCCATACCCGTACCATACAAGCGTGCGATGTTCCCAGCATTCATCAACTGGTGAGCCGTGGCGACCTTACTAGTAGCCATGAAGTAACCCAGCCCTTTAGCTGAGTTGATATAGAACCTGTTCATCTTGCCACCAGCAACTAGCTGTGCTTCATGCTGATCAATTTCAGTCTGCAGATCAGTTGAGCTGTTGACCAGGTTTTGCAGTTGGGCCACCGTATAGGTACCCAGCAGAGACTGCATGTCACCACGCAATACCACCGCGGTCATTGCTTTCTTATGTTCATCCGTCAGGTCTTCACCATCATTGGCAAAGGATCCTGTTACTGCTTTTGAAATGCTGCTGATAGTGTCCTTGCGAATACCTTCCAGGTGCTTAGTACTACGCAACAGGAAGTGGTAAACCTTGTTCAAGTCGGTTGCACCACGTACTTCATTGAGCAATGAAGCAGCTACACCCAGTTGCCCAGTCATCGTCTTATCGCGCAAGCGTAGGTAGGCTTCCATGATCCCATCAACACGATCGCCTGCTACGGTAGACAGAGTGTTACCTGCCAGTTTAACGAAAGCATTTGCGTTGTTCTGGAAGAACGGCTTCTTACCAAATGCTTCAACCGCATCACGTACCTTGTCGCTCATGTCCTCGGCGGTATCAGCAATGCTGTTCAACGCTTGCGATGCACGAGAGATCATACGTTCATTGCGCTTGGCTTCGATTTCAACCATCTGCTTGACCAGAGCATTGAGCTTTTGGTCTGCTTGCTGGCCACGGAAAGTATTGGTCAGGCGGCCGGCTACCCAGCTCATAACCGTATTGAAAATCTTATTCAGTCGTTCGTTGAAACCCATGCTTGGGTTACTCGTAGCACCGGTAGCGGTGTTGAAATTCAACAGCTCACGGAAGCCAGAATGTACCAATCCCAGGGCAGCGAAGCGGCTCATGTAATCGCTCTTGCCCGTGGCATCTTGTTTGATAGCGAAGACAAAATCGTACAGTGCTTGTGCCTGGTCTTTTTCAATCTGAGTAGCTGTGGCCCAATCGCCTTTATGGAATGACTCAACCGTTAGCTTGGCACGGACCTCGTTATAGAGACGGGTCATTTCCTTGTAAGCTACCGTCATCACACCGTCATTGTTCGACAGTGCAGTGCGCATGGTGGCTTCAACTTGTTCGAGTACGAAAGCTTCCTGGTTGGTGAAACCAAAACCAGCAGCCAAAGATTCAGATGCAAATGGAGCCTCACCGGTGCTCAATGCCTGGGCGTAAACATCAAGCGGATCCTGTGCTGTTTGTTCCATCAATGCAGCTTTGAAGGAACCGAAAGGACCATACACTGACTTAACCAGCGTAGAGAGCAACCCTTGCAAATGAGTATCATGTTCAGCACTGATCTGTGCACCATTGTTCGACTGAGCCAGGGCAGCATAGATGTCCTGAGTACTTAGGTTACGTACTGGTTGGGTCTGGCTTAACGACCGAAGTTGAGTAGGTGCTGCAGTGGTTTTGCTTGTCTTGTTCAGCAAGCCTGCCACGTTGGTGATCAGCACATCCATACCAGTTGCCATCGCATCATTCGGGCGGCCGAAAACCAGTGAGGAAAGAATCTTCACGAAGGTTTTCATACCGTTCAACAAGTAGCTGCCGGCGTTCTTTGGTGCCATCTCAATGCCAACCAGCACAGCCTGGAAATCGGTATTGGTCATGCCCCAGCTCACCAGTTCATGGACATTACTGGTGGCGTTACCAAACTTCCCTGTTTCACCAGTGGCAGCCAAACGGGCTTCTACTTTCTCACGCAATACTTCAAGCTCTTGCACCATTTCGTAAGCAGCACCCTTGCCATCGGCTTGGGATTGCTCAATGATCTGGGCCAGCGCAGCATGGGTAAGTTCGTGCATCAGCAGTTCAGTCGTCAAGCCAGAAGACTTGAATTCAGGTGCCATGACGTAGATCACGTTACCACCCAGGACATACCAGCCACGGGAGTTAGCTTCAGCACCATTGATCAGCTCAGCTGGTAACGTGTCCTTGGTCACGTAACGGATTGTCAGGTCAACATCAGCACGCTTGGCCAGCTGATTGAGTAGATTCTTCTGGAACTGATCAGTCAATTTTGTACTCAGCATTGACGCTACTTCAGTTAGTGTCATTACTGGTTTAGCCGTGAATGCTGCTACCAAATCTTTGTCTGAAGCGATCGCAGATTTCCCAAGCTCTGCCACTGGCGAACCTTTGGTTTTCGTATCCATTTCCGGATCGGCTTTGACCTTTGGCGCTTTCGGATCACGCTTGGCCAACTCTGCTTTGATCGCTGCTTCCAGCTTATCGCTGACAGTGGTGAGGGCCAAGCGGTCGACGTCTGAAACACCGACCTCAAGCGCCGAGCGCAGCGAGGCCGCCGAGGAACGGTGAGAAGACTCGACAGCGAAGGCACCACCTTCCATCGCATATTGATTCACTGAGACCATCGTTGCCATGGTGTCCAACTTCATACTGTCAGCACGGTAAGCCAGGGACTGGGCTAACTCAGCCTGCAGGTACAGAACTCCTTCAGCTGGTGCTTCATGTTTCTCAGCGAAGTCAACGAGCGATACAGCCAGCTTGGTCAGGATTGCATCAGATACTTTACCCGCTGCCATCATGGCGTTGAGTCCACGTACTGTGCGCAGCAATGCATCACGTACCTCAGACGCCGGCGAGTAGTTGAGCATCGTGTCCCACGTCGCTTCGTTCATGCTACGTGCAGTTTCGATGATGCCACCCACGCCATGACCTTGTGCATCGTGAATGTTCAAGGCTTTGCCCTCCTTGTTTGCTCGTACCGAAATAGCCGAGTCGGCCGAGTGCATGCTGACTGGGACCATAGCCACACCTGGTCCAGCAGGGGATACTTCATAGCCGTGAACCTGGGTGGACTTGCTGCCATCAGCGAAAGGCTGGCCGAACTTCACCACATTCTGATAGGTGTCTTTGTCCGAGAGCTTACGCTCGGCTTTGGCCACCATGATGCCTGCCTTCAGGTTGTTTGATTCCTGAGACATAGGCGTGTTCATTACCGGCATCAAGGCAGCCGTCTGCTTACGTAGGTCTGCTTCCTGTGCATTGGTGAGATCATGCAACGGTACACCAGTAGTCTTGTTGACTGCGATCTCACCGTCAGCAATAAGCTGAGTCGTCAGCTCTTCACGCAGTCCCTGGTACACCGCGTTGTACACTTCAAACGTCAGCTGTGCAGTTTTGTTGAACTCAGTACGCTGCGCGATGAACACTTCAAAGTCTTGCTTCATCGTTTCTTCAACGGCCTTACCCAAGGATTCCTTGAACACTGTCTTGAGTTGACGCGTTTGCTGTGCTGTGAACTCATGTTCCATGAGCTCCACGTTACCAGGCAGACGAACACCCAGACCAACCAGGTGCTGCAAGATATCGCTGTTCGACATCTCACCTTCTTCAATGACCGAGTAGATTGAGTCAATGAAGTTGTCAGCCATCGAATCAACTGCATTGTTCACCGACGAACCAAATACCATAGCCGTCAACGGAGTCTTGATGATGTTCCGGCCTGCCTTCTGCACAACGCCTTTGCTATCAGCTAGTTCGCCGGTAAAGGCGTAGATCGAAGCCATGAGAGCAGGATCCAGATTGGCAGCATTGATCGCTTGCGTCATGTGCAAAGCAGTGTTTTCGTACAGGTCGAAATTCTCTGGTGCATCGCGCCAGTTGTTGTATTCGATGTGCTCACTACCTTGCTGAAAGAAACCACCACGGTTCAGTAAGGCGTACATTTCCTTGACCGAGTTCGCTGCACCAAGCAACAGATGCGACAGCATCGGGCCATTTGTTACACCGTCAACCTCAGCCATCATTTGAGTAGTGAAATCTGACTTGCCTTCCTTCTTGGCCAACGCCATCTGGGCCATGGCCATCAGTGCGTCGAGCGAGTGCATGTCTTCACCACCAGCTTTAACACCAGCGACCAATACAGTCTGATCATTCTCGGACAAGACACCACTATCGGTACCGGTCAATGACTTCACCAGGACGACCACGGCTGCTTTGATTTCTGGCTTAGCGATAGTCGTAGTGAACTTAGCTAACGCTTTTTCTTTGCTCAGCTTATCCGTCTTGACCCCTAATCCCTCTGCTACGCGCAGCTTGAAATTCGTCATGGCTTCGGTATCACCAAAGGCAATTTTTGTTTCCCAGGCCGAGCGATACAGCATGTGACGGTGAATCTTGCTGGTCTGTGGATTGATCATGTTCGTGGCAATACCGACACGCTGCTGCATCCAGACAGAGTGTTCAAAGTACATAGGCGTATCAGTACCAGCCTGGCCAACGTACCCCATGAACCGATCGAGCTCGCGTGCCAGTCCATCATTCTTGGCTTGCAGCGACTTACGACGACTCTTGTGCACGATCTTGGAAGGATCTTCCTGACCTGCGATCTGTAGCATTGTGTCAGGGGACACCTGGCCAGCCAGATTGAACATGTCAGAGCGTACATAGCTCGCTTCAGCATCATCATGCTTTACCTGCTCGGCCAGTTCCGATGGAATGGCCATGTTGGTATTGCGTGTCGTTTTCTGCGTAGCAGTAATAGGCTGTGTGCCAGGAGCCTTCAGGGAAGGTTCCACACCAAACAGCTTGTCGAGGATCCCTTGGGATCCTTTATTAGCCTGGAAGATCGCCTCAGCCTTTTCGTTGAGATTACCATCGGTGCGAGCCAATTTAAGGAAGTAGAACTTAGCATTGGTGTCGGTTGCTTTGCTCTTCGTGAGTTCAGCCATCTCAGTACCGGTCACCGTATTGCGGACCAGGATCCCCTGATCAAGCAACAGTTTCATGGCATGTGCACCAACTGACGATTCCAGTTTGGATTGTAAATCCCGCGGTGCGGAAGCCAAGGATTTAAGACCCAAGCTTGCGACGATGCGTTGGCCCAAAGCATTGGCCACGATGTTCTGGCGAGTACCGATGTGCTCTAGCTTGTTGTATTCGATTGTCGATACTGGGGCGGTTTCATCCCGACCAAGGATTGCATTGATATCTTCTTTGGTGTTGAGCTCAGGACGTGTAGCTGCTTCAGCGGTCCAGCTGAATGCAGCATAGGCGATAGCCGTTATCGTATTCTCGTCGAGCTGGCCCTGTTCATTCATCAGGAACTGGATCAGATCCTCATAGCCATAACCTGGGTTACCTTTCTTGAGGTTGGCCGTGATGTTACCTGCCCATGCCGTAGCTGTAGCAAGGAAGGTTTTCAGTACCAGTTTTTGCTCATCAGTTGGTGCTTCTTTTGAAGCCAAGAAATCTGATAGCTTGAATCCTTCAGCCTTGTTCTTCCATGCTGAGAGAAAGTTGACCATCTTGGCAAGTGGGCGCTGGGTACCAGTGTCTTCATTACCTGCTGTCTGGGCAAAGTGAGTCCCGACCAGGTTCTGTTCCTGGTACGGTACCGACGAATCATGTTCGGTATCGAACACAGTGAGAGTGGTAGTTTTCTCTTTTACTTCTGCCACCGCTTCAGCCGGCGTAGCCTCTGCAACGGGCGCAGGGTTCGCTTCGCTCACCGCTGCTGGTTGCTCGGCCACTGCCGTCTTCGCTGGCTGATCATTGATGGTGCGGTTACCTTTTGTGTCTGAACTAGACACAATTCCTTCCTGCTCCATCTCTTCTAAGATACGGGCAGCCCGGTTGTAACCTACCTTGAGGTGCTTCTGCACATTGGTGATACTGGCATTTTTAGAGCCAATGACATGCTCAACTGCTGCGTCATAGAGGGTGTCTTTTTCAGCTGGATTTTCAGCTGCTTTGGTATCAGCTTCTTTTCTGGCGGCGGTAGCCGCTGCTGCTTCCGCGACCGCAGCTTCTTGTTTTGCATTGCGTTCACGACCAGCTTCAAGTTTAGATTTAGGCTTAGGTGGAGTGCTAGCGGTGGGGGGTTCAGCTGGTACAGCTGGACGTGCGGTGTCCTCCTCATTTGTTGGGGTATCGATATTTCCGGAAGGTACACTGTCTTGCTTGGAGGATTTGGATTGTACGCCAAATTTTAAGGTAGTGGCGGAATTCATTTCGGTATGGGTGGCACGCAACGCTTTTGCCTCATTGGCGATCTCATTGACCAGGCGAGCAGATTTCATGCTCAAGCCGCCACCGGAACGCAATATCTTCTCCGAATACGTATCAGATGGATATGCTTTCCATCCACTGTTTGTTTTAATGATCTGACTACCCAGGCCAAAATCCCTGATTGCTTGACGTGCTGCGGTTGCTTTGTCTTCATGGTCAGTGGCGAAATTACCCAACATACCAAGGTTGCGCTTGGCAGTTGGTTCATTGTCAGAAGCGATTGCCGCGGCAATACGTGAACGATACTGAGCAATACCCACGTTCTTGTTTGAACCGTACAGTACCTCTTGAGATACCTTCGATTGAGTAGACAGAGCATTCTCAGCCTGTCGAGCATCACTGAACACACGTAGATGAGCACGCTGTTCATCAGTAAGTGAGTTGGTGGTGTCATCAGCCAGCTTCAATGCTTCTGTATGTGACAGAGCATCAGGTTGAGTCATCGACAGGTTGATCAGCCGAGTAGCTGCTGTGTTGTCAGCTGCTGCCGCGGTAACCAGGGTACTTACTTCATCTGGAGTGGCAGCAGCCTCATTAGCATTGACCAATCCACCCATAAAGTTACGACCGGTAGAGAGCTGGCGATCCAGGGAAGCCAAGGTAGCACGGGACTTTCCTGCTGCCTGGGTATCGGTGGCATCAGCCAATACGTCTTTCCAACCATCACGGAAATCCTTCAGCTCGGCAACTTTAGCTGCATCCGTAGGGTACTTAGCAATCTCAGCTTCGTAGTGAGCAATCTTGGTTTTGGCTTCAGCGATACTGGCTGGCGAGAAGGTATCAGCATCTTCTGTTGCCTTGGCATGCTGCTCTTCCAGCTGGGATAACAGCTCACCTGCTTTTTTCAGGTTCTCTGCTTTGACTTCAGGAGCGGTATCCGGCTTCATGGCATGAGCCACAAGCACACCCATCCCACGAGACAGATCGTAATCTGGGCTCTTTGGGTTGGTGAATGCTGTGATGTCATTGTTGGCCACGGCATCAGCAACCTTCTGCTTTGTCTCAGCAGTAGTGACACGTTCTTGAGTTTGCTTGGTTTCAGCATTAGGACTCTTGTGCAAGCCAGCCATACCTACACCCATTGCAGCACCAGCCACCAGGCCGGCACCTGCAGCGTTAGCCACGCCCTTCATGTGATCTTCTTCGCCCATGGCGATGTTCGTGAAGTATTGTTCCTGTGCTGATTGTGGAAGCTCTTCAGTAACACCTTCGGAGAACGCTTCCTTACCGATCTTAGCCAGCTTTGATCCGGTCAACGTGCGTGCACCAGTGGCCAGATCGGTTGCTGCGTCACCAAATACTTTGTTCGACACTACACCGATGCCCGCTGTGACAGCACCAGCAGCCAGAGCAGGTAAAGCATAGTCGGAGTACTCACGACCAGCGGCCTGAGCTTGATCAGCTACAGTACCAGCTGTTTGAGCACCCTCGACACCGGCACCAATAGCCGACAAGCGGAAACCGGCAGCCTCAATAGCTGCCTTGGCCGCGGTGGATCCTGCTTCTGTACCTAGTGCAGCAGTCTCAGCCATACCAACTTTGCCAGCGGCGGTTGCTGCTTCGGCTGCCAGACGTCCTTCGATAGTTGACATGGCTGCTTTTACGGCGATGCCCCGTGCAGCTGCACCAGCTACACCCATACCTGCCAACATGGCAGGAAGGGATTCAGTCACACTACCCAAAATCGAACGAGGGTTTGCCAGTGAGGTGATTACCGTATCACTGAAGCCTTCGGCATCACGCACTTTGGCATCAGCTGCCTTCTGTGCTTTGCTCAGGTATTCTCCCAGTACTTCATTAGTGGCTGCTGGGTCATAACCAATTTCCCGCATAGCATTACCGACGGCCCCACCAGAAGCCAACGAACCCAAGCCGACCACTGAAGCACCCAGGTTGACTGCACCTTGTCCCAGCTTGACACCGATATCACTGACCGTACCAAGAACGTCAGTTTGATTAACTGTAGGGTTAGCATCCCTTAATGCCTGTGTTTTCAGCGCAGTCTGATACTCCGAATCCAGCTGGGCCATCTTAGTCTGACGGGCTGCCGAGATCTCTGCCATTTTACGGTCAAGGATCTCATCGCTCACTTTAGGCGTCGAAAGGCTGGTATAGACTGAATCGGTCATGTTATTCCTGGTTTATTGCGGGTGAGTACCCATTATATACAAGTTGCACTGGGTCAAGTTGCCTTGACCCAGATTACTTTTACAGACCCGCTTCGCGGCGAGCTTCTCGCACTTGCTTTTGTTGAGCACGGGTAAGAACCCCTGCTTCTTCTTTGTTGTCGATCCAGTCAAGAGCTTTCTGGATATCAGCCCGGCTCGCCCCTGGACGAAGCATGTTCAGAGTGCTATCGAAGTTATCGGCAACATCCTTCACACGAGCCGTTTGAGCCAGTTCCCAACGATTACCAGGAGCACCACCACTAGCAGCTGCGTCTGCTTTCAACTTGTATTCATTGATGACGGAATCTTTACGACGTTGTTCAGCTACTGCTTCAGCACGAAGACGCGAAACATTGTCGACTACAGGCTGGGCCGGAGCTGCAACAGGGGTAGTTTGTGTTTCTGCTGCTGGCTTAGTCGCAGACTTTTCACCACGTAAATTACCGTAAAGCTCGGATTCATTTACCTTCATCTGCGAGCGTAGACGGTCACCTTGGTTTTGCAATGCCATGGCCTTGCCTTCGATAGTCCTCGATTGCAATGCCGAACCAGGAGAGCCGGCTAGTGAACCAGCCGTATCCGTGACTTCATCACGAATCGTACCGTCACCACGCCACCAACGCTGGTAGATGCCCATCAATGACGTCATTGCATCGGCCGACAACATGTTAGGGTTTTTCAGCTTCATCTCATTAAACGCCTGGAATGCTTGACGTTTAGCGGCTGGGTCCGTCATCTTGCCGATTTCATCGACAATCATTTTGGTACCTTCAGCCGACGATGCTGACATCTTCGACACTTCACCCATGCTTTGAATGTTGGCAGCATACAGTTGCTCCAACTTGTTCTGCTGGTCAAGTTTTTGTGCACGCTGATTCAAAGCTAGATTACCTTGAGCAACACCCAATTGACCCTGGGCTACACCAAGCTGACCTTGAGCTACACGATCTTGATTGACCATATGTTTCAGGTTGGCTTCGTGCATACCCTGATCACGGACCCAGCCTTTCTTCTGCTCGTCCCATACTTGATCTTCATGGGTACTGGAGCGCAGGAAGCCTTCAAGATCAGATGAGTGCTTACCACCAGCATCGGTGTATTCCTTCCGATACTGCTCGATCAATGCAGGATTCTTGGCTTGTACAGCTGACTTGAACCGGTCCATGATTGGTGCAGTCTTCTCATCCAACATGGCATTGTTGAAGTCGACACCCATCTTGACCTGCTTGTAACGCTGGTCGAGTAGTCCCTCTGCAGCACCACGAACCTGGTCATGGTTGATGGCATTACCATAGCCAGCCTTGAGTTGGTCTACAGCACCACTGGCAATAGCTGCTTGCAATGCTTCAGGTGTCTTACCCAGCTGACCTAACTTGTTCAGGAAATCCTGAGTGTTGTTGGTCTTGATAGCGACATCGTTCTTTGCTTGAATATCTTCCGAGCCCTTGATGACACTTTGTACACCATCAAACGCACCGTTGATACTCTTCTGAGCAGAGTCCATGGCACGCCATGCAGTGCTGGCATCACCTTGGGTTACGTTCTGCCACGTAATTGGTTGGCCCATATTAGATCCCGTTCTTCTTCATGTAATCACCTACCGATTGATAGGCACCTGGATTGCTGGCCACCCGAGCTTTTTGGCGATCTTCAAGTGCTGCATTAGTAGTCTTCTGCTGGGCACCGTAGTTGAGCTCAAACTGCTTCTTGCTTTGAGCCAGCTGGTCTTTAGCCAGACCATATTGCTTCATACCCATCCAGGCGTTGCCCAGACCCTGTGCTAAGCCAAGTGCTGCACCACCCCAACCTTGAGTAGTGACACCATTTTCAGTGGAACCAAGGAAGCCAGAATCCTTACCCCAGCCTTTAAGACTGGACAACCATCCACCACTATCACCACCCCCAATCATTCCATTACCGGAAGATGCAAAATCCACCCCACCCAAACCAGGGGATTCAAGACTTTTCATATAGTCCGTACCACCGAATGGGCTCGATTGAATGTTACTGGACCAAGGTGTAATCTGGTTGATTGTAGGTGCGGAAGCCACGAGAGGATTGGGTTGTGGTCCCCAGTTCATGCTGCTCAAATAATCTGCCATAGTGTATTTCCTTACAAGGTATCGTTCAATTTAGGGAGCGTGAGTGACACATTTACGAATTCCGAAATTGCATCTAGGCTCAATACCCCAATGTTACCGGAATGCACTGTTCGATGATAGAAATCATGCGGTGATTCACCGAAAATCACCAAAGGAGTCATCCAATTACTGTTCTCCAGTAGTTTATTTGCTTCATCAAGCTTTGTTTGTTCCTGTTTAGCGAAAACTCCAAAAGCATCTGCTTCAGCTTGTAGTTTGCCGAAGTCTCGTTGGAGTTCAGTACTAATACCTTTTGTTAGCCCAGTCGACAGCTGTAGAAGTTCAGTGGCCCATGGTGCACCAGCCAATCCACCTGCATCAATGGCCTGATATACCCCAGCAATGGCTGCAATGATAGCTACAAGTAAGGCAAACTTAACACCAACAACACGTACAAAGAGTTTTATAGCTGCCGCAATAAGGATTTGTTCAATCAGCTTGATCGCAAGCATGTAGATCACACCTTCAATCGTTACTGTACCTAATGCCAATGCAGCACCGATTGTTTGCCAGGTTTGCCCCCAACTCCAGATGGTAATAATGATGGCAGCAACAATCAGCAGATATCGGAAAAAATCCTGTTGGTACCATTTAATCTCGGTCACCACCTTTGAGTTGAATATGTAATGCAATGACCTAGCGTATAGCTCTTCTTTAACTGGAATTGAGTAGTTCTGTGTTACTGAACGATCGATAGGGATCAAGAGAATGTCATCATTCTCATCTGCGGTGGCCGCGTACTCACCATAGATCCAGTACTTTACTTTCAGATTGTGTAATCTGATTTCTTCATATTGGGTTTCGGTTGTTTGCTTCCTATACCAATGACTCTTGACTTCAGTGCTCCACGTTGTCGGTGTCGTTAAACCTGTACCCGGTGCCGGTGTAGACGTCCCATGTTCAACAATAGTTTCCGTTTCCCAACCAGAGGTGTAGTGGCCAACTTTACCAATCACACCCTGGATGATGTTTTTGTTGATGTGACGAAAGCCCAAACTCAGTTTGAACTTGGAATCTTGGATGACCAAGGCAGCATCATTGATGCTGGAACCCAAAGCTTTACCGAGCACAGCCGAAAGAAATCCTTTTGGTTTAAACGGCTCTGCGTCCTTCAGATCACCACCATTGGTGGCTACAATCAGATCACCAAAGAAATCGAATAGGTACCTCATCTCAACTTGGTTGGTCGTGACTGCAGGTACCGACATCATCAACATAGCTTGTTCAACTTTGTCAATGTCTGGGTTTTCATGAATAGCGTCACATACTTGCTCGTAATCGATATTCAGATACTTCGTCATGCGACGACTCTGCTTATACCACTGTGAAGTAGTATCAGCGGTACCTTTAACTCCATCAACACGGAAGTATGTCCAAGGGAAAAAACTTCCCGTAGACAGGTGCAATGTATCATGTAGGTTGTCAATTTCAGGGTAGACACCGGTGCCGGCCTGGTACATCCAATAACCAATCTCACCATCAGCACGGGTGTATTTCGTGTGATGAAACTCAGCCTTCGGATCGAAGCCAAGGATTTGAATCTGAAAGGATCCTGTGGCCATTCGTTGACGGGTGACACTAACACCCTCGGTCACTACAGTGTAGTCCTCACTCCAGGTGTACTCCACACGCAGGTAGTCATTCGGTGCTGAAGGATCGAGCTCGAATGTTTTTGGTTTGACCTCCCCGTTGAGCTTGCGAAGCAAAGCCATAGAGATAGCATTGTCAGTCGTAGTGTGGCCACCTGCATTAGGCGATGGTCCCCAGATATCCAGTGAACCATTGCTCATCTCTTGTAGCGAGGCTTCGATCACACACACAACAATGTTAGTTAAGGTTACTGGCTTGCCTTTGGCTGCCGTAAGTACACCCAGTACATTCGTCTTGGCGTTGTATCCATGATTCTCAATCAGCTTCATCCAACCGATATGGAGATTGTTGAACGCACCGTAGTGGTAATAATCAAGTGTAATGTTCTGGCCAAGCAGGGATACTATCTTTGCTTGAACTTGGTCCTTACCCATGTTTGCAACAAGGGTAGTAGAGGATGGTAATCCGTAGATGTAATTATTCTTACCGTATCGGAATAGTCGATCAGCTTTTACACCGATCGAGTCCACGAGGGCTTCTAAAATGTTCTCTGTAAACTGATCACCATCATCCTGGAACAATCCGCGTACAGCACCATGCTTAACTGCATTAGGTAGGGTCGAGTCTTCAATGACCCTAGCCGTAGATGTGGCTACATTAGTTTGGTATTTGCTACTGAACAAGCCCATCATGACCTCGTGATAAAAAAATGGGGAGCCACATATATGAGCTCCCCGTTGTGCTGCACTTTCGGCTTTAAGCGTTTACGCCGTCGAGTACTTTCTGCACCACGCGGCCGACGGTCGCATCGTTGAGCTTGTTCACACCATCAGCTACTGTACCTTCATCAGACATACGACGAGCAGACCAGGTATCAACGAGTAGCTTAGCTGCCTTCTGCTCAGCATCACGTTGGAAACCATCTGTCTGAGCCTTGTACAAGAGCTTTTGGCGGCCAATGATCGAGTCATCATCAACACCCATCGACATCGTTTGGGCTTTTTCTGATGCGGTCTTCTGCGCCAGGAGAGCGATTTCACCGGTAGTTTTGGTGTTGGTATTGACCGTCAGGTCAAATTCAGCCTGCAGTTTGCAGACTTGAGCATCCAATACTTCACCAGTTTTCGGGATGTTCAGCCCCTCGCTGAGGGTATTGGCATTCTTCGCCAGGATTCCTGCGTTTTCCGAAACCAGATTTACCAGCTGCTGGTCGACCATTGCAGCTTGCTTATCAAGCAGTACACCTTGTTTCGGTACATTCAGAATTTCAGCTGTCGTCTTGGCCGCTTCAGCGATCAAGTTAAGTCGTTGCTGTGTCGAGATCAGTACCTGAGCATTGATCTGGTCGATCTCCGCGGCCACCTTAATCTTCTCAAGTGCCAGTACTTCCAGAGCAATCGCAGCTTTTTGTACTTCAATGCCGGCCAGGATAATCTGTTGTGCCAGTAGGTCTGCTTGCAAGGCAATCTGACGCTTTTGGACGACAAAGCTCATTGCAGTCATCATTACTTGGTCCAACGCACCCAGGTAGACCGTAGAATATTCTGGACCCTTGATCCGATTTTTATTGAACTCCGATTCGAGATGGGCTTTAGTAGCCGCCATCAACTTGTCGAAGACACCTTCCCCATCAATGTGGCCGGTGGTCAGTTCAGTGAGTGCAATTTCAGTCATGTTCTACCCGAGTGGACTACGTTGATTACTGATTACGCGTCGATGGAGCGCGTAGCTGCTTGACGAGCCGCCAGTTCTTTCAGTTCGTCTTCAGTCAACTGATCAAGCACGTCGATGGCAAAGGCTTTGATCAGCTTACCTTTACGAACCTTTTGTTTCGACACTGGATCAGTGACAGTGATGAAGATCTGAGCCATGCGATCACGGAGGACGTTGTACATGATCCGGGGAACATGCCAGCCTTCGTCAATGCCGAACGGTACAAACTTGGTCAGGGTGCCAACCAGGTTGTTACCTGCGCCGATGATTTCGCCTTCCCATTCTTTCTTGGCTGGGTCCATGCAGGTGACACGAATACGAATCAGCTCATTAGCATGACGCTTCATTCGCAGACGACGTTCACCGGCCGTTTCACCAGGTACGGGCAGCGATTCTTGATCAGCGTACTGACGTGGGGAAAGGGTCTTCATGGATACTTTTTCAAATTGGACAGGTGCCAACGATGCAGCCTGGTATGCCTGGGTCGGTACAGCAGCCACGGGTGTTGCAGGTTCTGCAACTTCATCACGGTTAGGTGCACCTTCACCGGCGAGAGCTTCAGCGACTTTAGCGCGCAGCTTCTCCAAGCCAATGGAAGGATGATAGGACAGGCCCATCAGGTCGGCTTTACCCTTGAGGGTGGTCAGCTCATCAGGTACTGGCAGTGCCGGCAGTTCGTCGTCAATGCCTGGGATGCCGGATGCTTCAGTTTGATCTTCGTTTTGCATGATGTTCCTATGAATAGTATTCAGGGGGTATTCAATGTACTACTAGCTTAAAAATGGGAGAGAGAAACTATTCCCCTCCCCCATCGGTATTACAGCTTGGCCGCGGTCTTGATCAGGGCGATACGTTCAGGGCGGAGAGCCATGAAGCCGTAGTACCACTTGATCGACATGAAGCCGGTTTCACCGTACGGGTCGTTGCGGTCAGCAGTTTCCGTACCTGGCTTCTTGTGGGTGATGGTGAACTTCACAGTCTTACCATCGGTTTGGAAACCAATCGTGGTGAACGATTCATCACCAACAACCAGCAGCGGGAACACGTCGTAACGACCGGCCGTTTCGTAGCAGGTTGCATCAGCCGAAGCGTCTGCACCAGCGCCTGCCCACTTCATCATTTCTGGAACAATGACGATGCGGAACTTGTCAACTGCGCCTTCTTCGCCCAGCACGGTGTTACCACCAGCTGCGTACTTCTCGACCGAGATATAAGCCGGCTCATTGTGCAGGTCTTTCATTGCACGGAAGGTCGGGATCATTTCCGAACCGGCGTACATGACGCGTGCTGCAGGCAGAACACGGGTATCAACCAGGCGAGTGCCGGTGATGATAGTCGTATGCTTCGGCGTACGGTTGTTGTCCAGGTCGATCGACAGACGCATTAGATCGGTGTAGTTCACGATGTCATCGCTACCAACAGTGACGTTCGACACTGCGTTACCGGCGAACTTGACGGTACCAGCGTTGTTGATCAGGTCGATCTGCAACGCATCTTCGGTGATTTCGTTTGCACCGTTAATCATTTCGCGGTTGATGTGTTGCAGCAGATCCGCATCGCTGTCGAAGTCTACCGATTCCTGGGTGTATTCGTCGAAGAAACCGAACTTCTCGAAGGTACCTTCGATGGTTTTGCGCTTGAAGCCGACACGGTTGACACGACCGCCCGATTCGGACAGCACTGGCAGTTTGCCGGAAATGGTACCGATATCTTTCGAGGAACCGTACAGGTTACCCGAAGACTGCACCGCAGTAGCGCCGACATTCAGTGCAACGATGGTGTTAGCCTTGGTCACGTTCGATACACGGAACGGATTTGGACCAACCAGGGTCAGCGTAGCGAAACCAGTACCAGCCGAGCCATCAGCACCAGCGGTTGCAACCAAGCCCGAAATGTTGTCGTTGAGGGCAGTAACCGCGGCAGCTTTCGATGCATTGGCGACGACCAGATTCAGCGACGGTACCGAGACACGGTAATTCGTACCCAGGATGGTGACACCAGCCGCATCGATACCTTGATCGTTGATGTTGGCATCATCGAGCAATGGCAGGTAGTGATAACGGATGATTTTCTTGCCCATGTTTTTTGGCATGGAGGTGACATCGGCCAGCTGCGTGAAGAATTGCAGTTTGCGTGCTTCGATCAGTGCTTGCTTCTGGAAATATTGATCCAGGAGCTGAGGGCTCATGGTCGACAGATCACCGGGGGTGTTACCACCATTATATTGACGTGCAGTCATTTGATGCCTTTCAGAATTTTTAAAGTATGGTTTGGATTAGAACTTAAATTGCTTCATGTCTTCATCAGACATGGCCAATGGGTTGAAGTCGGCCGGAACCTTGTTTCCCGTTGGAGCAGCAGCCTTGGTGCCACTTGCTTGGCGCCGCTTGTCTTTCAGCTTGTCGTCTTCCACCTGCTTAGGTTTTGGTGCTACGACTACTTGCGCCGGAGCGGTAGTTTCCTTCTTCGACTGGGAGCTACCCGAGTTGAGATGGTTAAACCCGCCACGCGCGTTGATCGCGTCACCCACTTTCTGATAGGCTTGGAGGTCGGACAGACCCTTCAGTCGGCCAAAGGTACGCTCGCTTTCGATTTCCGTAGTTACGATATCGAAGATCCCGGCACTAATGTGGTCGTTGATCAGTCGAATCACCTGCGGATTCCCAGCTACTTCACTCTTGGACGGCTTGTCCCACTTATTGGCAACCACATCCAATGTCCGTGCGTAGTGCGGGCTTTCCTTCAAGTCGGCCAGTACTTCGTCCAGTTCCATTGATTGGTCATCAACTGAGTGGTTACCAGGCTTGTACTCACTGGCCTTGGCAGCGGACAGATCCAAAGGATCCATCTTACTGTCAACGATTAATTTGTTAATAGCGCCTGGATCGCGCTTGTGCACGTCGATCAGGAAGTTAAGCTGGGCTTCATCCATCAAGCCAGCACCTTCAAGCATCTTCACCAGTTTCAGGCTTGGCTTCAGGCCAGCCATCTTCTTGTTGTAGTTAGCACCCATTTGCATCAGCTGAATGGCATCATCAACGCTCTTTACCGTAATGTCACGGCCATTGGCTTTGAATGGTGCAGTCAACCGTTCATATGCTGCCTTATAGTCGATGGCTCCGCTTTCGTCCTTGGCGTCTTCGACGCCGGACTTCGCTTTACCATCGCCTTCATCTTTTACTTCTTCGTTCTTGGCATCGGTTTTTGCATCGGCAGTTTTGCTGTCTTTGCCTGCAGGATCCGCGTTTGCCGTACTCTTCGCATCTGCAATACTGCCTGCCACATCAGCCGTCTTGTCGGCTTCGCTTTTCCCACCGTTTTCATCGCCAGCACCCTTGTCGTCGACATCATCCGATTCGAGAGCTGCGGCAGCTGCTGCCGTGGCAGCTTTCTCTTCGTCAGTTTCTTTCACTTCGCCATCAACATCAGCTGTGGTATTCGCTGCTGGTGCCGAAGCCAGTGAAGGGGTGTTCAGCTTGGCCATGTCCTCATCGGACATGTCAAGGAAGCTGTTCACTTCCTGGTTGTCGTCGTTGCTGGTGTCCAGGTCGTCATCAATCTGATCTTTGTCGAGGGCCATTATTCACCACCCTCAGCACGTAGTTCTTCAAGGATAGCTTCACTTTCTTGAACTGATTTTTCTGCCAGACCTGCCATATGCAGTACGGTCTGGAAATATTGATTCAGGTTTGAGATCGAATCTATTTGACGGATGATCGACGCCTGCTTTTCAGGAGTCTGACAAGCTGGGTCACCTTTAGCGTGCACCAGGCGCACAGCTTCGGCTTCAAAATACCCTGCTTTGATGACCTTCTGAAAGTCACGGTTGGTGATCAGTCGTTCGAGTGCGGTGCCCAGAGCTTTCTGCTCTTTAGCGTCTTTTACATCGCGCTCGATGCTATTGATCTCGTCTTGATTGCTCATGTGTGTTCTACCAGTGCTGTTAAGAGTTAATAGAAAGTGGTTACAACGACGTCACTATAACCACTTTCTTATTGAAGTGCAGCAATTATTTGCTCTTCGGAACCTGTTTCGCAGCTTTTACGTCCAAATGGTGCTGCATGATGGCTAATTCAGCGGCCGACTGGTGTTGAACTGTGGCTTTTTGCAGTTCACGTTCTTGATGCACACCTGTCTCTTGCTCAACATAGTCAAGGTTCTTCAGATCCGTGTCGGACTTCAGATGTTCCTGCTTGGCCACCTCAGTACCGGCCTTCTGCTGGTGCAGAATGGCAGTCGAGCCCAGTGATGCAGCCTTAGCCTGTTCAGTAGCGATCTGCGCCTGCAAGAGAGCGATCTGTAGCTGTACCATCTGCTGTTGTGCAGGGTCCGGCTGTGGTTGGAACATCTCAATCTTTTTGGCCAGCTCAGGCATCTTGCGCAGACGAGCAATATCCGACAGGATCATCTTCGTCATGTCAGGATCCATGTTTGGTCCCATGGTTTGGAGCATCATGGCCAGTTCCTGGGCCTTCTTCTCATCTTCCTCGGCAGTGGATACACCAAGCTTCAGATCGAAGTTACCAGGCAAGTCGTCTTTACGTACAGCAACGAATTCTTCATTCGTTACACGTACAACTTCCTGTGGTTCAAGGAACTCGGCATTCATGGAGATGATCTTACGACCGATTGCCATCAAGCCAGCAGAGAAACGACGCAGGATTCCAAGCTCACGCTTAGATGCCGCATCAAGTGCACCGCGTACGCCAGCAGCTACCTGGCCAAGTGAGTTCCCGGATACACCTTGACTGAAGGATTTCACACCGGTGAGTGATTCAGCTTCCATATTCTGGAGCTGGAGCATTGTGCCGGCCGACTGAGGGATTTCAGCGTAGGTATGCATGTGCACACCCACCCGTGGATCAACGTTGCCGTTGTATTCATAGTCCTTACCGTCGAGCCATTTCTTTTTATTCGTGGCATCAAGCATGTCTTTACGCATACCAGTCTGACCATTGGCCGACTTGGCCATAATGTCGATCATGCCTCGCGTTACAGCACCGGCAATCCTCTGGTTGTCTTCGATCAGCACACCATCTGGCTCACCATGAGTCTGACGACGTACCGGCAGATACTGAATGATGACGAATGGCAGTTGCTTGTCTGGGAATGGGTTCTCAGTCAGACGAATCAGAATGTCACCTACCCAGGCAGCCACGATCGGGACGGTAGTACCATCATTGTGAATATCCCAGAAGCCCCAGTATTCATGGACCACAATCTTCTTACGTGGCTCATCCGTAAAGTTAAAGCTCATTGATGTCAAATCGCCGCGGTGATCCGGTTCATTCAACGGACCATTGTTCGCTACCTGGATTTGATCCAGATTGCTGTATTTACCATCCTTACGAAGAATGGACAGCGAGGACTCGAAGCTGTGGATGATGAAACCAGCTTTTTCTACATCGCCCTGACACGTTGGATCAACAATGACGTTGCGATAATCACACACTTCAACGGTTGGTCGATTCTGTACTGTGCGTTTTTTGGTCACCAGTTCTTGACCGGTGATCTGTGGTCGATATGGTTGGTTGCTTTCTTGTGAGATGCGTAGAGCTTCCTTCATTTCCATCGGCACATCAGTGTCGAACTGCGAAGGGGACTCTTTCTGCATCTGATCAATGTGCATGAGTACTTCACCATAGGTAGGATCGAGCACGTACTGGAAGATCGGAGTGACTTCCTGGTATTCCTCTTCTACGAACTCCCAACCTACCTTGACGATGGCTGTACCTTCGTCTACTGCAGTACGAACCAGGGTATCAATGAAGTTGACCTTATTGATCTTGGTATTGAACTGGTTATTCAGCAGTAGTTCATTTTGCTGTGCCGCTTTACGGTCTTCCCAGGACACTGGCCGTACCTTGAACACATCATCAGTGGACAAGTAAGGTTCAGACAAGGCAGCGTAGCGCCATTCAGCTTGCTTACGGATCAACTTAGGCACAATGGTTGAGTTGCCTTTGGGTGCAATGACCTTTGCCTTACCAGTTACATTGAGATTGTCAAGCCAGATACCAATCTTTGTTTCTTGACTGGAATGGCTGTTTCGTGCATCCTGCAAGTCTTGCTTGAGGTCACGAATAGTAGGCGGGTTCTCCCAGTTGGTGAGCCCCGTCTTAGGTGCAGATGCGTCCTTGATGTCGCCATCATCGTCATTGTCCACATCATCTGGTTCGTTGAGTGGATTTTTACTGAGTTGTACTTGATCGATCATAATTGGCCCATGGAAATGATGAGCGATTATCCCATAGAAACTAATTCTGTAAAGGAATACCTAACATGAAGCTGATAGCACACCACTCAAACTTTAAATTACCCACCAAAGGTACTAAGTTCGCCGGAGCATATGACATCTACATGCCTGAATCCGGTCAAGCCAATAACTATGAAGGTACCAAGCATATGCTTGGCTTTGCTTCCGAGGTACCTGCAGGCTATGTGGCCCTTATCCTTCCCCGGTCGGGTGTGGGATCCAAGCAAGGCCTTGAACTCAGCAACACCTGTGGTGTAATTGATGCAGATTTCCGTGGGGAATGGTTTGTTGTCTTGAAAACAAAGCACTTTCATGGCCATAAGTGGACAGCCGGTGATAGAATCTTGCAGTACCTGCTGGTTCCTGTACTCGACTCCCCTCCTGAGCTGGTCCATGCTCTCACCCCCACCCACCGTGGTAGCGGTGGTGGCGGATCAACTGGCACTTAATGCCACATCAAATAGAGAACGGCCCCAATCGGGGCCGTTTTTCTTTGGTTAGTACAGATTATCGCCAACCCCCACGTTGAGCACGGGTATTGCCATCCAGGCTGTCAATTTCCCCCCCTTCACCTTCCAACTGTTGGCACTCAAGCTCATAACGCTGAGCCCAGTTGTTGCCAGCATTGAATTCCGCCCCCATACCGATGGGATTATGTACCCGTGAAGCCACAAAATAGAGCAATGCCTGGACATGGGTGTCAGGTAGCTCGATGTTGATTGCCATCGGATTGATATCGGCAATCTTCGGCATGAATTTTGGATGGTTAGCCTGGTAATCTACCACCAGACTAGCTGTCCGGTACTCTTTGGCCAGCTCAGTACCAGGATTAACGACATCAATCGGTACACGAATGCTGTTCATCGTAGGTGTAACGATGCTGAAGTGATCTGTGTAGTCATTCAAGTTGAATGCATAACCTGAATCACCTGAAATAGTCAAAATCTTGATGATATCGTCGAGAAACGGATCATCTGGTGTGTCTTTGATGTATCGAACAAGCTCCAAACTGTTCTTACCTTCTACGGCAAACTTGCTATGCAAGGGGTACACGATCCGATCGCTTTGAAGTTCGATGATCAGTTGCCCTCGCTTGAGATCAAACCTCTTATACAGAGAGGTCAAGCCCAACATCACATGGTTACCGACACTGCGATACTGTTCATCACCGATCTCACCGGCAGCTGCACCACCCATAGATACCTGGGAGAGCTCACCTTGGGTCAGCTGCTCGAAAATCTGAGAAAGTTTTTGCATATTTACCTTATAAATTAAACAACGTAAGAGGACATTCGGTCTGGGGCTTCATCCATGGTATCGATTTCCCACATCCCACTCTTTTCATTCTCAGAAAGGGGTGCTTCTTCAGATGGCTTGAAGGCATGCATCAGTGGCAGCATCGAGATGGTGTCGATGAAGTCATCATGCTTGGACCGGAATCCGGACACGGCCACCAGTTCTAACTCATTTATGGCTTCCAGCATGGCAGGTGTACGCTTGAGCTCAATCGGGAAGTAGATCTTACCTGCCTTGAACAAGGGAACAGCCACGTTGAAGCGAGCCATCTTGTTCGTATTTGGTCGGATACCTGGCTGCCCGTTGTTCAGTTCCGAAACCAGGGTGAAATAGATATTCTTCGACAGCATCTGATCTTGGATCCATGGAATGAAGCCGGCCTGCTGCCCCGACACCTCAATACCTACACCCTGCGGTCGCCACTTCTGGCCCAGCCGGAATAGATCATCCATGTTCTTACCCATGTCCTGACGTTTGCACGTCCCGTCCACCCAGAACCAGTCACCATTACTGTTGTATGCCCAGACCGAGATAACACTGAAGTCACTGGCTTGCTTCTCCGACGTGGCAAAGTCGGTCGTGACAAAGTAGTTGAATTTGGATCGGTTCTGTAGGATGGTCTCCAACCGATACCAACGGATGTCTTCATCTTTAACGAGGCGGTCCTCTTCGGACATAATCCGGAGCATCAGCTCCTGGTTGAATGTCTCGACTTTGCCCAGCTTTACAGCGTCTTCGTACTGCTTCTTTACATACTCGTAAGTGAAGCGATCAGGCCAGCTGCCACGGAACTCTTCCTTACTGCAGGGAAAGCGCTCGCATACAGGGAATACGTTGACTGCCCAAGCCCCCGACTCAACTGCCTTGTACAAAGGATCTTTAGCATTGAACGGTGTACCGGACCAGATGATCATGTTTTTGGTCGGATGAAGCGCGTAGTTCACCGCTTTGTACACAGTGTCTTCGACTGCACTGATGACAGTCGCTGATCGTGCATCTTCATCGCTGATCAAGTCATCAAGCACCGCCAAGCCTGGCCGCTTACCCATCTCCTTCGCACCACGGACACCAGTCTTAGCACCATAGCCCTTGATGATAAACATCTTGCCATCAGCATTACGGAATGCCCAACGGATATCGGTGAAGTGAGCTTCAGGGATGTACTGCTTCAAGAAGTCGGAATTCTCCCAGCGGAATTCCAAGTTCTTCCGCATGTTCTTAACACCGTTCTCAATTGAGTCGGAGACGTACAATGCCAGGTCGATACGACCGAAGCCAGGAATCTCACCATAGGTAGCGATGTACAGGAACAAGTACTCACCCATCAGAGTGGTCTTGGCAATACCGCGATGGCATAGGTTGATGATCCGGCTGCCACCCTTGGTCAAGGTGTCCAGCATATGGTAGTGAACGAGAGGAGTCTTGTGCTCCTCACCCTCTACACCATTCACCAGCTTAATGAAGGTGATGAACTCCAAGGCGAACTCACTTGGCACATACTTGGGATCGACACTGTAGGACGTGGCGTTAAGATATTCTTCCACTTTCCAAGGTGCGGCGGACTCCAGTGCCTGGGCCACCGGCCCAGTACCCACAGCAACTGCCAGTGCAACCGCTGCCGCGGCGTTAGTAAGTCCAATCATCTTTATCCTTTGTTCCGTTGAACACGATATCTAATCCAATAACAAAACAGATAAATGCCCAGAACCATCCAAGCCAAGGACCAGCAATAAACGTTAGAGCTACCCCGATTATGATCGCTGGAACTAACGCAATTAGCAGCCCCACTATTAATCCTTGTAATTTCTTCATGGTCGTACCACCTGGGCATCGCCCATGTCAATAACGTTCAACCGGCTATGTGCTGTTTGCTCGGCGTTCATCGCCCCAGCCTCGATCATCAACCGTTGTTGGCGTGACAACTCCAGCGTAGTCGCCCGCAGCTGAGCAATTGCACTATCTTCCTTTACTCCGATGTCCATTTCAACCTTGATGGTTTCAGGCATCTTCAATGCCCCCATCAAATGAGCCGCGGCATCTGACCTTACCTTTTCGCTCTTGGCATTCATCATCAGGTCGGCCTGCACATTCAACGCCCGTTGAAACAAATCCTGGTTCAGCACATAGCTCGGCACCAGAGTCTGAGCCATGATCAAATTGACAAGTTTGCCCTTATTATAAGCCGTCACATAACTGGCAATATCCTTGGCCGTAACCCCAGCCGCAACGAACGCAGCATACTTATCTGGAAACGTCTTCGTGTAGGCATCAATGTTCGTACAGCCCAACAGCTTGTGGCTTACATACTTGACCGCCTCAATGTAACTCTCGATCTTGAACTTACCATCGTTCATCACGCTGGTATAGCTAACCAAGTTCTCTCGATACTGCTCATACAAACCAGGATCAGCAAGTGTCAGGTTGATCTGATCAATCAGTGTCTGGTTGACACAACGCTTCACCTTGGCTGGCAAAGCATCCTGGAACTGTTGGACTGTGAGTGCTGTCATTGGTAGAACCCTGTCATTGGTATATCGGCCGACTATCGGCCACAATGAACAGGATTGTACACAGGAAACATATGGAAGGGAAACAATGTCGCAGGTTTCGTGATGGTAGTTGCAAATTTTATATGGCAACTTTTTATAATTTTGGTGATAGGGAGATGGATGCAGTACTGAGGTACAGGAGCCTAAAACCTAAAACCACCCCCCCGGCTAAAACCAAAACGCAAATAGGGATCCTATTCGTCTTCGGTAACGGCGCTCCGCGCATGCTGTGGTTGATCTAACGTGGATCAGCAATCATTCATCTTCATCCTTTAGGAGTACTACCATGGGTCACGCATTCACCGCATTCTTCCTCTTCCTTACCAAACTGTTCAGTGCAGCAGAGAAGACTGCATCATCGCTCAACAACCTGGCTACCTGGGCTGATGAGTCATCGGGTGTGTTTGTCGACGAGTCACGTCACAAGCGCAAGCAGTTACTCAAGGCTCAAGAAGCTGAAGCAGCATTGACTTCATTGCCAGCACCTGTGCCTGTACCAGTAGCAGAGTAATGACATAGCTCATCCTTCGGGGTGAGCTTAGTTCTTTACACACTACACAATCAACACCACACACTACAGCGTATAGACAGTACTAGCGCAGCATGTCCCTCAACTTCCTACGTCGACATGCGCTCGGCGGGAGAGAGTCCCGACCTCCGGTCATGTGGTGATACCGATGATGTAATCCTCATTGGCTTTTCATGAATTCATACTGAACACTGTTCATCCATGCTCGTTCATCATCAATGTATGTGAGTACTCACTTACGTCGCAGGTCTGATGGATAGTGAGGGTCAGGTGCCTAATGGCACTGCGTTGTACCTGTGCTATCTCATTCACCCATTCATTCATCCCCATTTCCATCCCTTTCACCATTCCGATAGGTCACCGATATACTATGTCTACTCACACCACATCTAAGCTCATGCTTGTGTTCTTTGCCTCATTCCTGTTCACATACATCTTCACCCATGCAATGTAATAGGTCATAGTTGTCTAATCATCTATATTAGGAGATCTATCATGCGTTCATACATCTGTCCTCGTTGTTCGTTCGTACATTGGGGCTCTAAATATCGTCGTTGCACTCGCTGCAATGCACCCATCAAACTGTAATAGGAGAATCATCATGTCCATGAGTATGCGTAATACCAAGGCTCAGCTCTTCGCTGAAGTGCAACGCCTTGAAGCTGAATTGGCTAAGGCCCAAGCCTTGGCTGTCCATCAACCAGTAGCACGCGCTTATCCACCTAAAGTAAGCTTGCCAGTACCTCAGTGGCAGCTTGCTCGTATCAATGCTATGGCTGCTGCTCGTGAAGCGGCAATGGCCATAGGTAAGACTGTTAAGGTATGAAGATTCGACCTATCAAGCCAGGTCACATCACCAATTGTCCATGGTGTAAGGCTGCTGGTCACAAGGTACAGGCCGTATGGCATCTAACTGGCCTTAACAAACAAGCGTGTGATGCACATAAGTCCCAGTTAATGGGGCTGAAGTGCTCACATGATCATAAGTATTCAACCCACTACACTGAAGCCGACTATCAAACTTGGCTCAAACTATAGGAGTATCACCATGTCGTATCTGCATACCATCACTACTGATGTATTGAATCCTGTTGTATCTGCTACCGCTGTATCGCAACACTTTGAATATATCTGTGTATGGCCGGATGGTACCTATTGTGATCCAGAAGACCTGCATGAGATGTCATTCATGGGTGATGACTACGCTAATGTGGCTGTTGGTCCTGATGAAGATCAAGCATTGGTGGCACAAGCACATGCTAATCAAGCAGCTAAAGCATTCACATCTGTCATGCAAGCATTGGTACGTTGATCATGAACAAGCCTGACTTCTCTAACTCACCTGTGCTGAATGTAAAGATGCACAGCATGATGCTCGAAGCACTTCGGTTACTAACTCCGCATCATCCATATGCTGATGCCCTCATCTTCGTTGAGTTTTACGAGGTTGATGGTATTTCATTGCTTATTGATGAAGCTGTGGTTATGTATAACCCTGATACTCTCGATGGTATTACTATCGATAGCTTGTGCCGTATTCTCTCTGAGGTTTTCCATATGTATGGAATGAATGTCACTGATATTCATGGTGCTCCACCGGGCACTGTGCTTCATTAATTAAGTCCCATCTACGCTACGTGGCCTCCGGCCATGTGGTGGAGATTCGCTCCAATTCATATCAACTCATATCAAGGACTATCTATCATGGCATTCGCTAAAGACAATACCAATACCGCAACCTCCGGCATTCCTGCTAACAAGAAGGCTGTTGGCTTCATCAATTTCTTCCTGCCTAACGTTGGTGGTGGCCGCCGTAAGGTTGGTGCAATCCCTTGCCGCGAGATGTACGCTAATGAGCGTGCTCTTGCTGAATGGTTCGCTGCTGATCCTGCTGGTCGTGCTGCGCTGTTCCTCGGCATGTTGCAAGTTGAATACAACGCTTCGACACCGGCTGAAGATACCGCCTTCGATCTGCCTGAAGCGTAATACCAAGTGCGGTACAAGAGCAGCTACTACCTCCCTTAATTGGGTGGTGGTGGCTGCTCTTTTTTACACACAGACAGTGGAGTTACATGCTGTCCTCCGGACATGCTGTGATGTTCCCTATTATTCATTGAAGGAGTTAGTCATGATATTCGTATTCGGTAGTAACTTAGCAGGTATTCATGGTGCCGGTGCAGCTAAACACGCATTGGATAAGGAAGGCGCAGTATGGCGTGAAGGTCGTGGTCATCACGGTAATAGCTATGCTATTCCTACCAAGGATTTCAACATCCGTTCATTAGAACTGACCCACATTGAAAGTTATATCCATCAATTCATTCTGTATGCAACCACGCATCCTCACCTTCAATTCATGGTTACTCGTATTGGTTGCGGCTTAGCGGGCTATACCGATGAACAGATTGCACCAATGTTTACTGATGCACCTAGTAACTGTTATTTTGATGAAGCATGGGCTGAGTATCTACCCAATCATCAATGCTGGGGCTAAATAAATAATAACCAAGGAGATAGTCATGTCGCATTTCATCATTCAAGAGCATAACGAGAAGCGATTTAATCGCAAACATATTGATGGCTACATCCGTGAAGCCATTCAATCTGATCCTGTTATGCAGGAGAAGATTGCAGAGGGCATCTTATTAGTGGATCAATACATCTTCGCAGCACGTAATGATCGGTATTACAAATCCAAGAATGTTCGTGTTATGCAGCTATATAACATGGACATCGAAGCACTGGTCACTGATATCTTTGTTGGTGTGGCATATAGCCAGCGTCCTGAGTTGTTTACCAGTGTTACAGCACAGATGGCTGCACGTCTTCGGTTCTCGGATAAGACTGAGGCTATCATCACCACTGCTGAGCTCATGGCTGTGCTGTGTAATACTGATGCATTCGACATTCTCAAGCCAGCAAAGATGGCATCACTGCATATTGTGAGTCGTATTCCACTGTCTGAGAAGCTGGTGACATTCATTGATGAGTCCCAGTTTCTCCCACCAATGGTAGTGCCACCACTAGAGTTAACATCTAACTTCTGTTCAGGTTATCTGACTCATAATGATTCACTCATTCTAGGTTCAGGTAATCATCACGATGGTGATCTCTGCTTGGATGTACTCAATACAATGAATGCAGTTGAACTATCATTGGATACTGAGTTTCTATGCTCAGTTGAGGAAGAACCAAATGAGCCTATTACAATGGAAAATGTCATCAAAGCCGCAGCTAAACGTGGTGTTCGTATGACTGAAGGGCAGGCTAAGATTGAGATTGTTACTCAGTTGAATAACTGGAAGCAATTCAAGATACATTCATATCGCTTCTATGATCTCATGGCTTCACAAGGTAATGTGTTCCACATGACCCATAAGGTCGACAAACGTGGCCGGGCATACAGCCAAGGCTATCACATAAATCCACAGGGATCAGCATTCAAGAAAGCTAGTATTGAGCTTGCTAATCCTGAGTATATCGAGGGTGTGCCATGCTAATTCTATTCTATGGCAATCAGGAATATAGCCGGTACTCTACTTGGAAAGAGCTACATAAAGATTTATATCCACATACTCAAGTTCAATCTGATGTATATAACGGTGGTTATGTCCTAGCAAGAGGTAATAATCCCAAAGTAGATTGGTATCGCTGCGATATGACTCCAGTACTACTGGTGGATGTACCAAAGCGACTCCGCATGCTTCAACTCGTACTTAACCTATAACTAAAGGAAACTATCATGGCAATGACCAAATTCACCGGTTGGCAGTATCTTCTTATCGATGTAGCCAATAACTTTGGCCTTGATAAGCTGCTGTTTGAAGAACGTATCTCATGGGTTGAATCCAACATGAATCAGTTGGAACTGTTGGCTGATAACGCTGACTGTAAGCCGTTGTATATCAAAGCTGTCATGGCTGTGCGTAAAGCACTGCGTCATGAGCCTACTGGCCATCTGGTTGGTATGGATGCCTGCTGTTCAGGTATTCAAGTAATGTCAGCACTCACTGGATGTGTTGATGGTGCCATGAACACTGGCTTCATCAATCCTAATGTACGTGCTGATGCATACACTCTGTGTACTGTCTTCATGAACGAAGAACTAACTGGTTCTGTCACTCTCAGTGGTGGTCTGGTTGTATCCCGTAAGGATGCTAAAGATGCTCTGATGACCTCGTTCTATGGCTCTAAAGCCAAGCCAAAGGAGATATTTGGTGAAGATACACCCGAGCTCAATGCCTTCTACGTAGCAGCACAACGTGTAGCACCGGGTGCATGGGAGCTATTGCAGGATCTGCTCGCATCATGGCAGCCATTCGCACTGAAGCATAGCTGGAAACTCCCAGATGGCTTCGATGCTGTAGTCAAGGTCATGAAGAAAGAGGAAGCACGCATTGAGGTAGATGAACTCGATCACAGTACGTTTACCTATGAGTTCTACGTCAACGAAGGCAGCAAGAATGGCCTGTCACTGGTAGCTAACGTAGTACACAGCGTGGATGCCTACATCCTGCGTGGTGTGCATCGTCGGTGCAACTACGATCATGGCATGGTCGAGCGTGCATTAGACTGCATCGCCAGTGCATTACATGATGGTGCTCGCAATGGTGTTAAGCCAACGCAACCACTCGATACGGGTACCAAATTGGCTTACTACGTCGAGCAATTCACCCGTAGTGGTATGGCTGATGTGGTCATTCTGCCATTTATCACAGCAGCAAATGTTAATCAACTGTCTACGATTCATTTGGAAAAGTTGCGTGACATTATCCTCACCATGCTGGTACATTCGCCGTTCCCAGTTGTAACTGTTCACGATGAATTCAAATGTGGTGCAAACCACATGAACCATCTGCGTCAGCACTACATCAACATCTTTGCCGAACTGGCTGAAAGTAATCTGTTGTCGGACCTGCTGTCTCAAATCCACGGTACGCCGTGCACCTTCAAGAAGTTGTCAAATGATCTGGGTTCCAAGATCCGCGGCAGCAATTACGCGTTGTCTTAATTATAAAAGTAAGGGGTAATACATGGTAAACGAAGTAAATGACATGGTGAAACTTGTCAAAGAATGGGAGCAAATCCTCCCTCATTGGGCTGTACGAGCAGCACAGCCTGGCATCCTGGATGTAGGTGCTCAGCTCTGCACAAGGGATGGCCGCCGTATGGGCAATGCCCATATCATCGGGCTCAAGGCTGGTACGCTGGACTACGGCCGTCCGTACTACAGAGTGCTCACTGATGCTGGTACTCACATGGTCATGAATAGCTCAGAGATAAATGAGTGCTTCTGGCCACCACGTTGGATCAGTGACATCAATGAAGTGATCAAGAAGTTCGATCGCAATGACCAGCCTGAGCCACAGTGAAGCAGTGGTTGCAGTAGGAAGAGCCGCACTCCGTGCGGTCTGTGAGCTAGCTGAGGTGGATCCCATACGGGGTTCACCTCTTTTTTTATGCAAAACCCCATTGGAGTAAGACAGTCATGACACCTGAAGAATTATGGAAGTCCCTGGAACCCCAGGTGGAAGAGCTGATCTTGATGTTGGACGGTCAAGTTATTCGGCGAAGAGCGGAAAAAGATCTTTTCTTCTTGGGTCGCTATGGTAAACAAAGTCACATTGAACAGATTGCCGCTTCGTTAGCTTTGTGTGTACCTGATCCAATTTGTTTTGTGGATGCACCTCCAGGTGATCCATGGCATCCCAAACCATTATCAAAAAAGAACTATGCAGCCCCAAGACAGTCTTTTAAGGGTCGTATGAGAAGTGTGAACCGAAACAAGTAAAACTTCTAAACCGATAATCTAAGTGGTCGGAAATTCGATTTTCCTACTATATACAACCGGTAAACTAACAAGGAACCATCATGCCCGTCCGTAAGCTAAACGACGCCCAAAAACGGGCAGTTGTTACCATTTATACATCGATCTATCGTCCTAAGTCTATCAAAGAGCTCGCTAGATTCCTGTGTGTGAGTCCTCGCACGATCGGCCGAGTGCTTGAAGAAGCAGGTGTTACTAAGGTCATGCGTATCTTGAACAGGTACAAATACACCTCACTGATGATGATCAGATCACTTGAAGTAATCCACTAACCTATTCAATCCTAGTAAAGAACCAACTAACATGAACATCAACGTAAAACAAATCTCAGTAGCATTGATCATGCTTGATAGTTTGATCACCAGTATGAATTCGGGTGATTACACACCTGTGAAGCTTTCAGAGCTGAACATGATCCGTGCTCTGATCAGTGGTGAATGTGTAGCACCAACAACTCCAGAAGCACAGCCGATACTTCGTAGCACGGTTATGGGACTCTTTCCTACCATGCAAAGCCTTCAGTCTGTAGTGGACCTGGCTGTCAGCCAGTTACCTATCACTACACCAAATGCCGTCAACGCTTTGTTGATGACCTACCACAATAGTCTGCTTTATCAGGTCGACTCCTGCAAAAGCTAAACCAAGGAAAAAATCATGAACACAAAACTGATTGCACTGATCCGCGCCAAGTTCTTGGCAAAGCTGGCCACAAAAACTGGTTGGGGTAAGAATGACGTAATGACTACATACGATCAATGTGTCAATGAAGCTCTTCTTGAGCTGATGGATGAAGCTCAATAAGCATCATGGGTATTCCAACACTACCCAATGAAGTAAATAGCGCGATTCAGCATTTAATGCGTCGTGATGTCAAATTAACCCGTAATAGTCGACTCAAGCGGCTTATTAAAACACAGAAGAAGCAACAAGCAATGCTGAACCTGGTCTTACCTACATCCAGAAAGAAAAGCTATGAAATTTGAAGCCTACTCCATTGGATTGGTTTGTGCCAGCATCTGCACGTCTTTACCAGTGGATAAAGCAGTTCAACGTATGAACAAAGAAAATCCTGCTGGTGCAAATTTAAAATGGGCATTGTCTGAAGATAAGGCGTTCCGGTGTGGGTTGGCAAACGGCTGTGATTGCCCCGACTACCCTGGTAATAAACACTATCTACTTAACTGCTAAACCAAGGAAGAAATCATGAAACTGAAAGACTTTATCAAACAATTGAACATGCTCGTTGCTCAAGGCCACCACGAGAAGCAAGTGTTCTATCGTCATAGCGCCAGTGGTGATTGTGGCTTGCTTTCATCGGCTCACGTATCCAACGAAGTCAGTGATGAAGGTCCATTCGACCTTGAACCTGGCGAAGAGTACATCAGCATCACTGCTGGTGGCAATTAAAACCAATCCAAGAAAGAATTCCCCATGGCTAAGAACTACGCTCCCGATGTTGGAGCAAACCCACGCTTGCGCGTAAAAATCAGTCAAGCTGTACGCATGGTAACCAAAGCTATTTCATGTAAATTGGTACCTATGATCCATGGCTCACCAGCCATTGGTAAATCAGGCATCGTGCACCAGATCGCAAAGGACTACAACCTGATGCTGATCGACTTGCGCTTGTCACAGTGCGATCCAACTGACTTGCTGGGCTTTCCACAGATCATTGCTGCGATCAACCGTGCTGGCTACACACCAATGGAGACATTCCCCATTGCTGGTGATTCCTATCCGGTTAAGCTGGATAAAGAAGGCAAAGAGATTCTGGGCACTGATGGGCGCCCTGAACGCTATGCTGGTTGGCTGCTGTTCCTGGATGAGTTCAACTCAGCCAGTGTTGCAGTACAAGCTGCAGCGTATAAGATCGTTCTTGATCGCATGGTCGGTAAATACCATCTCCATGAAAAAGTGGCTGTGGTCTGTGCAGGTAACCTGGAAACTGATGGTGCCATCGTTGAACAGATGAGTACTGCACTGCAGTCCCGGATCATGCACCTTGAACTCATGGTTGATCTACCTGAATGGATCAAGTGGGCTGGTCCTGCAGGCATCGACTATCGCATCCAGAGCTATCTGGAATCACAACCATCGGCACTGTACTCGTTCAAGCCAGACCACAGCGATCGTACCTATAGCTCGCCACGTACCTGGGAATTCGCCAATCGCATCATCAGCAAGTATGACGTGAAAGATGAAGATACCCTGTCGTTACTGGCCGGCTGTATTACCGAAGGTGTGGCACGGCCATTCCTGACGTTCTGCGACATCTTCGACAAGCTACCATCGATCCACGACATACTCATGGCTCCGGGTGCTATTCGTGTACCTGGTGAGCCTTCTATCTTATTTGCCATGTGTGGGAGCATTGCTCACCATGCTACGGCCATTAACATCGGTGGCCTGCTCCAGTTCATTAAGCGTATGCCTCTGGAATTCCAGGTTGTATGTGTACGGATGACACTGGCCCGTAACAACTCCATGGTCAACGACGCAGACATGCAGAAGTGGCTAGCCATGCACGCTGAGGAGCTTTTCTAATGTCCAAGAAAAAACCAAAAGAAAAGAAGCCCTGGTCGATCACACAGGAGGATATCGCTTCGATTACCAATGAAGAATTCATCCGTGGAACAGATCGTTTACTTCCTCCGTTGGACGAAATTCCCAAGGCTTTCTTGAAGGGTAACGTGTACACCAGGATCGTTGAAGCCATGTACGTCGGTGATAAGCCGGAGCATGCGCAGATTGATTTCCTTCCTGGCTTCGTCAACGACGGCACATCATTAGCTCGGGTCACCATGGCTCATATGCGCTATATGATGGGCACCGACTATCATCATAAGATTGCCGGCATTGGCTACATGATCTCCAAGATCATCCACGTCACAATCATCATCAACAAATAGGATCACCATGAACCACACTCATCCACTCTCTCTCGGCGTTAAGCACGTAGAAGGGGTCATCGAAAAGCTGCTCGATCGTATCACCCCTGTTCTCGTAATTGCACCGTTGGGAGAGTGCTGGGTGTGGGTTGCTCGTACCAATCGCAACGGCTACGGCCGTATGCATTACGAGGGCAGCGAGAAGATGGCCCATCGGCTGTGTTATGAAGCCTGTATTGGCCCTATTCCGGAAGACCATCTTCTTGATCACCTTTGCCGCACACGTTGCTGCATCAATCCGGCTCATCTTGAGCCAGTAACGCATAGCGAAAATACACTGCGAGGTAAGGCTAAATTATTTGGTCGTGACCTCCATCCATTCACTCTTGAGGAAATTACAGCATGAGCACTGACAACATCCCCGAGCGTCGCAAATCACCTGATGAAAACGCACGCATCCTGGTAGGCATCAAAGCCGTTATCACCAGCTACTATCTGGACCTCGACGCACGTAAGCACGGCGGTGTAGCCATGAATCGTGCACTCAACAAGATCGAACAGATCCTGGGCATGAGCTGGCACGAGCACCAAGTCGCAATGCGTGAAGCCACCCAACTTAATCCCACAAAGAAGGCTTTGGATTTGCACAACATGTTCCAGGACAGTTTGCATCCAAAGAATAAGTAAGCGCCCACTAACCCCCAAACTGGCCGCTGATGCGGCCTTTTCCATTTATGGAGTATCACAATGTACGGACAATCCCTTTCCTGGTTTCAGCGATTTCTGCAGCGCTTTCAAGCCACACCAATTCAGATGGCCAAGGCTGAATTGAAAGATGCAGAACTGGCTCACTTGCAGTGTATTTCCATGGCAGAATATGCCGATCTCCGAATGAAGACACACAAGCTCACAGCTGACTATCACGCAGCTCGTGCTGAGCGTTTGGCTGAATATCTTGCTGAGAATGACCGTGATTTTGACGATGATATGGACCTGCGCGTTCCCCTCGTTGAAGCCATGCTTCCAGGTCAACATCTTCCAGGGTATTAAGGCGCGTCACCGCGCTCGGTGACCCTGAATTTACATCCACTAACCCAGAGGAAATTATGCGATCCCCTTATGAATCAATCAACCGCTCAACGCCGATCGATTATCCAGCACTTAACAAGCTACTCGACAAGGCGAAAGTAGCGCTGATGGTCAACGCGAACAGCACGTTCTTCACAACGATCCTGTTCAGCATGAAATTCATGTGGGATGAGAGCTGCCAGACTGCATGGACCACTGGTCTGCGTTTGGGATTCTCTCCTCATTTCTTTCTTTGGCTTACTCCGGAGGAGCGTGTATTTGTGCTTGTACATGAGTGCTGCCATCCAGCCTATATGCACATTGATCCTTTCCGCAAAGGTACGCGTGACCATCGCATGTGGAATGCGGCTGCCGATCATGTCATCAACTTGATGCTGAAAGCTCAAGGGTTCACCATGCCACCGATCGGCTTAGCTGATGATCGCTTCATTGGCCTGGCTACTGAACAGGTCTACAAGACTCTCATGGATGAACAAGATCAAGGTTTACCACCACCAGCTCTTGGCGATATGGAAGACATTCGTGATCCTGGTGATGAAGCTGGTGCTGATGGTAACCAGATGTCTAAAGCTGATGTCAAGCGTGCGTTGGATGACATCCTCATCCGTGCACAAGTTGAGTCACGCATGCAAGGTGACTCACCTGGCAGCATCCCTGGTGAGATTGAACTCTATCTCGATAAGCTGCTCAATCCAAAATTACCATGGCAGCAGATCCTTCGCAAATGGCTAAAGGAACTCGGCAAGTACGACTACAGCTTTAAAAAGCCCAACCGTCGTTTCTTCCCACAGTATTACCTACCATCGTTGTGGAGTGAAGGCGCCATGGTCGACTTCCAAGCCTGGGTTGATATCTCCGGATCAGAAACCGATGCTGACTTTCTTCGCTTCATCTCTGAGCTGCATGGCATCTTGAAGATGATGATGCCCAAGAAAATTGAGCTTGGCCAGTTCGATACCTGCATCCAGTCGATCACGACAGTCAAGAACGTTATGGACCTGGCCAATGTGGAATTCCATGGCCGCGGTGGTACCAACATTACTGACGTACTGGACCACATCGAAAAGACCAAACCCAAGGTAGCCATGGTCTTCAGTGATGGTGGCTTCAGACATGATCGTGCCGAAGTCAAAGGTGTCAACGTGCTGTGGATGATCCATGACAATCCAGGTTGGACAGCACCATTCGGTAAGGTCGTTCATTACAACACGTTCGACAAGGAATAGACATGAAATGCGCTCATTGCAATGACACAGGCAGCCTTACTAAACTTTTATGGGGTTCATTAGATTGCGTGTACTGCAATGCGGCTATTGAACGTGCAACATTAAATGAATGGGGTGAAAAAGTAACCCCTAATGTAGATGAAATAGATCTCTGGTTAATTTACCTGCATGGTAAAGAAACCACTCAAACCAAGGAATAAGAACACATGAGCACATATACCCATGATGACTTCGATAATGACGATGAAGATTCCATCAACGATACACCAACACCTCAAGACGGACCAAAACCTGCAACCTTCACACTGAGCGAGGACCAGGAAAAGGCTAAGGACATGTTCATCAATTTCCTGCTCAGCCCACAAGAGCAGGTACTTGTCTTGCAGGGATACGCCGGCACTGGCAAATCCACATTGGTCAAGTCCTTAATGGACAACATGCCAAAGTATTTGAAGATGGCCAAAGTCGTGAACCCATCCATGTTCGAGTACCAGGTACAGCTTACTGCCACCACTAACAAGGCGGCCGAAGCACTGGCACAAATCACCGGCCAGGAAGTACGGACCATTCATAGCTTTCTTGGCTTGCGTGTGTCTAAGGATCCTCGCACTGGTCAAAGCGAATTGATCCCTCGGGACAATACACCTGAGCATGGCTACATCCTGATCATTGATGAAGCCAGCATGATCGACAGTAACCTGCTGTCAATCATTTTTGCGAAGACGACCAACTGCAAGATCATGTTCATCGGTGATCCTGCACAGCTCCCGCCAGTGAAGTACAGCAGCACTCCGGTATTCAATGCTGGCTTCAAAACAGCAAAGCTGGAAAAGGTCATGCGTCAGGCTGAAGGCAATCCGATCATCCAGCTGGCTACGCAATTCCGTGAGACAGTCAGTACTGGTATCTGGACCAACTTCACGCCGGACGGCCATCACATCGTGCATACCAATCGAAGCAATTTTGAAGACCTCATCATTGCTGAATTTACTCGACCTGATTGGCGTCACCGGGATAGCAAAGTGCTGGCCTGGCGTAACGAAACAGTCCTGAACTACAACCATGCGATCAACAAGCAAATCTCCGGCACACCGCATTTCAACGAAGGTGATTATGCGGTCTGCAACAAGTTCGTCCAATGCGGGAAGAACGGCATCAAAACTGATCAGATGGTGTACATCACCACTATCGAAGATGAAGTTGTCTACAAGGACGTTGTAGGAAATTGGGTGACCCTCGATTACATGAATCGTTGTTTCTTCCCTCGCTCATTGGCGGCCAAGAACGAACGTGTCAAGCATGCCAAAATTCACGATGACATCGGCTTGCTGCGTGAGATTGAAGATCGCTGGATTGACTTACGTGCAGCGTTCGCACAAACCCTTAACAAAAGCCAAGGCAGTACATACGACAAGGTGTTTATCGACCTTGATGATGTAAGCCGCTGCAACATGGGTGACTTGATCGCTCGGCTACTGTATGTCGGCGTCTCACGCGCTCGATATCACGTTTACCTTACCGGGGATTTCGGATGAAAAAGCCAAAGTACTTATTAATGGTCACTGACATGGACTGCATCATGGCGGTGTTAGTTAAACCATCCATTGCTGATGAACTCGGCAATGACAACGATTCAATCCTGCAGTACATCAGTGAACAGAATGACGATGAGATCTGCAACAGTATCACTGAGATCATCAACAAAGTTCAGATGGACAACGTGATCATTGTAGGTGAATATCTGGGGGCGATTTACTAATGAACACCAGCACATCACCCCGTCTTAGTCCTGTAACTAAGCAGATCATCAAGGTCAATCTTGAGCATGTCATGTACGCCAACACTAAGCGTCGTGAACAGACCAAGCTACAGGAAATCAGCACTAAGAACATGGTGCTGTGCCGGTACTCTCACAACTCATTCAGCTACAAGGGTGAGTACTACTGTTTTGAGTCCAATCCACTACGTTACAAGAATCAACGTCTCATGGCCGATCTTCAACCGGTCATGGATAAGTGGTTAGACGACAAACAAAACATTGAGTACAACGAGATGCCATTTGTGAACGGCTTCTTCAACAAAGTCCTCAATGCCAGTAATAGTGTAGAGGACTATCGCTTGTTGCTCCCTGACTGTGTTCATCGAGCTATAAACCTAGTGCCCTGGGGTGAAGGTGAAATCTTCCCTCGTGAACTCAGTGATGAAAAAATTGCTGAATTCAAGGCTGCTCATGCTAACTGGATCATGTTGCTCAAAAAACGAATGATCCTTGACCTGGTAACCACGTAGAAAGGAAACATAATGGCCAACAAAAATGTCTTGCACTTGCCTGAAATTGGCCTCAAGGTCGAGCAGGCAGGTGGCCGTAAGAAATTGTTTACGGTCACCTATGGCAAACAGGTGCAGTCTAATCTGCCCTATGCTCGTGCGGCTGAGGAATTTGGCCGCTGTTTTTTCCACGCTCTGGCTTGCCAGGGACATCTTGACAACGACGGAGAATAATTTCCATGCGACATCAAATATTCGAGCCGTCACCCAGCGGCAAGTATCGCGTCGCCCTGCTTATGAAGGGTTCGGCATTCAAGAAAGCTGAGTTGCAAAAAAACTACGTATCAAAATTAGCCGCGCACGGTTTAACATCGAATAACGTTGTCGCCTTTACACTGGAGTACAATTCGCTTGGGAAGGCTCCTGTGAAGCATATCAAGGAATACCTTGAGTTGCTGCTTCCGGAGCTGAACTCCCTTTCTACTGAGTATCTCTATTGCTCAGACAGCAACTTCTTCAAGGTGCTAGTTGGCCAAACCAAGGCTGACATTCACGCTGGCTACGTCCTCCCCTGCAGTATCAAAGGCTATGAGCACATGCAAATTGTGCTGGGCCTGAACTACAACCAGCTGATCTACGATCCCTCATTGCTTAACAAGCTCGATGCCAGCTTGTTTGCATTGGCTTCTCATGCCACTGGTGGCTATCAAGCACCCGGTACCGGGATCATCCAGCAGGAAATCTATCCAGAAGCCCTCAGTTCGATCCAGGCGGCCTTAGAAGCTCTGCATGACTACCCTGTGTTGGCTGCCGACATTGAAGCCTTCTCGCTGCGTTTTAACGAGGCTGGCATCGGTACGATCGCTTTTGCCCCTGATACTGGCCGGTTTGTTGCTTTCGCTTGCGATTACAGACCGAATACCATGGCTATGGCTGGCGTACAAGGCCAGGAGGAGCGTAGAAAAGAGCACGGCAGGTTTGTACCCAACCCAGAGGTTAGAGCGGCCCTGAAGGCGTTTTTCACGTCCTATAAGGGTCGTCTGATCTGGCACAGTGCTGGTTACGACGTCAAAGTGATTATTTACACACTTTGGATGAAGACTCCAGACGATACGGCTGGTCTGCTTGAAGGACTGGAGATCATGTACCGGCTTGATGGTCATGGCATTGACGACACCAAGATCATCACCTACCTGGCTACAAACAGCACGGCTGGCAATATCCTGGGCCTTAAAGCCAATGCCCAAGAGTTCGCCGGTAACTGGGGCAAGGAAGACATTAAGGATATCAAGCTGATACCTCTTCCTGAGTTGCTTCGGTATAACGGTGTGGATTGCCTGTCTACCAACTTCGTTCATGCTAAGTACTGGGGTCGCATGGTGGCTGATCAGCAGCTGGAGCTGTATCACAACTTTATGATGCCAAGCCAGAAAGTAATCACTCAAATCGAGCTGACTGGTATGCCAATGAGTCGGACCAAGATCGATGAGATTGAGGTCAAGCTTACTGCTATCGATGCTGCCTACCAGGCGGTTGTACGTAAACAACCGATCGTGGCCAAGTTTGAAGACTGGAAGACAGAGCAGCTGTGGCAGAAGGACTACGAAGAGCGTCGTGATAAAGCCAAGAATCCTGACAAAATTCAGCATAAGGATCGAGCTACATTCCCTCAGCATGTGTTTAACCCTGGTTCTGGGCCGCAGCTGCAAATACTGCTGTACAAAATGCTTGGGCTGCCGGTAGTAGATACGACGGAAACCGGTCTACCATCCACCGGTGAAGATACGCTGACCAAGCTGCTCGATCATCCGATCGGCGTAGCTAACAAAGCGCTGATCGAAGCACTGATTGGTATCAGTCAGGTCAGTACTATCCTGTCTACGTTCGTACCAGCATTCAAACGAGCCATTGATCGTGATGGCAGTGGTATTGTCTGGCTTCATGGGAACTTCAACGTTGGTGGTACGGTCTCTGGCCGGCTCAGTTCATCTGACCCTAACCTGCAGAACATTCCAGCCAAGTCCATCTTCGCTAAGCTGATCAAGGAAGCTTTCATGGGTCCAGCTGGCTGGATCTTTGCTGGTGCTGACTTCAATTCACTTGAAGACATGATCTCAGCGTTGACTACCAAGGATCCAAACAAACTGAAAGTTTATACCGATGGCTTCGATGGTCATTGCCTGCGAGCGGCGTACTATTACCGCGACCAGCTAATGCACATCGACGTGAACGATCCTGTGTCAGTGAACAGCATCAAAAAGACGCACGAGGATCTACGTCAAGAATCGAAGATCCCAACCTTCGCATTGACCTACCAGGGCACCCATCACACGTTGATGAAGAATCTGGGTTGGCCACAAGAGAAAGCTCAGCGCATCGAGCTCAACTACCACCAGATGTATGTAGTCTCTGACCAGTATGTGCAAAGCAAGTTGAAAGATGCAACGATCACTGGTCACGTTACTGTGGCCTTTGGCTTGCGTGTCCGGACACCATTGCTGGGTCAGACAATCTGGGGTGCAGCTCGTACTCCATACCAGGCCGCAGCTGAAGGTCGTACAGCCGGTAATGCACTGGGTCAGTCTTACTGCATGTTGACCAGCCGATCCATGATCGACTTCATGCAGAAGGTATGGGCATCACCATACCGGTTAGACATCAAGCCATGTGCAATGATTCACGATGCCAACTATGTGCTGTTCCGGGAAGATCCGGACATTGCTGAATGGGTTAATCGTGAGCTCATCCTCAGTATGCAATGGCAGAAGCTTCCAGAAATTCAGCACCCTACTGTGAAGCTTGGGGCTGCACTAGAAATCTTCTGGCCAAGTTGGGCTAATCCAATCACCTTACCTAACAACGCAACAGCCGATGAAATCGTGGTTGTGTGTATGAAGGGTAAGCACGACTATCTCAATCCAAAACCTAAACCATGAAAGGAAGCAGAGTATGAAAAAATTTACCTACACCCTGATTTGTATTGCAGCCATCCTGGCTAGCATTTTCTACTCTGCTTCCCGTGGCACCAAAGGCCAGCAGACGGATTATTTTCAACGTGTTTCAACAACGAGGGTGACATGAACAATAAAGACTATAAAGAAGTAGCCATGAAGACTGCTGAAATCATCATGGAGATTATTAACAAGCCACTGGCTGTCCCATTTTCAGAAAACAAAGCCAAAGTAAAGATGGCTGTTTTAGAACAACTCATGCTGGTACTTACTTCAAGCACAAAACAAGCCTTTGCAGCTATTCAACCTGCTGGCGAAACTGGCGGCTATCCTTACGATGCACTGTTTCAGGCCATCGGGGATTCGCTCGACAGCACAGTGAAAATTGCAGGCGCTGGATTTTCAATATCGGTAAAAGCGTTTGTCGATTCGATCCGCTCCAAAGGATTTGATATCGTTGCCGCCGCGCCAGTCTGCGCACCTGTGCAAGCTGCGCCCGACCAGCGCTGGATCGTTGCGCGCCGCTCAGTGATTGATGGTGCGCCAATGTTTGTCATGCAAGACCCTCGGCGCGTTTTCCCGGCATACGAAGCGGCCAAGAAGTACATCACCGATAACAAGCTACCGATTGAATCCGAATGTGTAGAGATTCCGGGCCGCGCCCCGGCTGTGCAAGCTGCGCCAGTGGTGAACGATGCGCATGCGGCCCTGAAAAGCATTCGGGATGTCGCGCGCTTCGATGCCACCACAAATGGCGATGCGTATTACCGCAAGGCAGAGAACGCATTGGCTGCGATAGAGCGCCGGGATGCGCAGCCTAAGCCAGCCGCGCCCGAGGTCAAACAGGATGCGAGCGCGCTGCCGCCGCTGACCGAGCAGGAGGTTGCAGACTTCCTATGCGCCCCGGAACTCTTGACGTACAACGGCCATCGAGCGCTGATCAATGGTGATTCGATAGATGCCGACTTGCCTTGGCTCACGCGCGTCATCAATGCTGCTCGCACCCCGCCAGTTGCAGCAGCGCCCCAGCCCCAGCCCCAGCCCCAGCCCCAGCCCCAGCCCGATGCGAGCGCAACACTGGAATCATGGAAACAGACAATGCTTTGGATTTATAACAATCCTGGCACGCATCCAAATAACATCCGAGTCCAAGTAACACTTGATCTGAAAAAAGCTGGATTGTTACCATGATATTTGCCACCACCATCAACGGGATACCCTGCTACTGCAGGGTTGACCGTTATTCGCCTGGCCAGCCAGACAAAATCGGAGGTGCCTTTGAAGATGCCGAAGAAGGCTACGACGAAGAGTTCGATTACACCATTCTTGATCACCGCTACATTATTGCTCCTTGGCTTGAGCGTCAGCTTGATACAGGAGGGTATGTCCGAATGCTTGAAGAATACTTAACCACGGTGCTGGAACAGAAGCACTTTTACGGAGCTGACGATTATGACCGATAAATGGCAAAAAGATATGCAGGCAGCCGCTCACGCCCTGGCAGGTAAAACCATTACCACTACTAAACCACTGCACCCACCTGCACGAATCCTCACTGGCTTGACCGAAGGCATCCACATGCCATCCGACATGCAGTACCAACGCAAGGTGATTGTCGGCGGCCAACATAAAGCTGCGGCCGACTACGTTCACCCTCATCTAAACACTGACTCACTCGAATAAAAGGAACATCCCATGCAAGTAGCACACCAACAAGACCACATCACCCACGCTGTTATCGGAGGCGCGGCAACCATCGACTTCGACATTAGCAGCAGTACTGAGTTCTTCAACATCTTGTCGAGCACTCTGTACAGCGATCAGATCCTGGCAGTAGTGCGCGAGGTGTTGTGCAATGCATGGGATGCCCACATCGAAGCCGGCATCACCGATAAGCCAGTTGAGATTACACTGAGCGAAAACAAATTCATCGTTCGTGACTTTGGTTCAGGTATTCATCGTGATGACATGGGACCGATCTACGGTACCTATGGTAACTCCACGAAGAAGAACGATGGCCAGCAGACTGGTGGCTTTGGCCTCGGTTGCAAAGCTCCATTTGCTTATACGGATCATTTTGAAGTGGTGTCCCATCATGATGGTGTACGCACTATCTACAACCTGAGCAAGTCATCAGCCGCGGCCCAAGGCAAGCCTGGTATTGTGCCGATCGTCTCGTTTCCTACTAACGAAACAGGTCTGCAAGTATCGATTGAAATCCATAACTCAACCGACTTCAAACGCTTTACGCGTCTTGTGAAACGTATTGCCCGCAATGGCGATATAAACATGACGTTGAATGGTTATGCCATTGACAAATTGGGCTTTGACGCTGAAGTGTCGAATTACTTAATCACCACTGATGAGTGTATGGAAATCATGGACACTGCTCAGCGTGTCATGGTCAGATACGGCAATGTGATCTACCCAGTAGCTAACAGCGGCCCTATTTCAGATGAATACAATAATGTGGTACATCATCTTAATAAATTAAAAGCCAGCCGTAGTCAGAACTATTGCATTATTTTCCAAGCACCTCCTCATTCGATCTCGGTCACACCCAGTCGTGAATCGTTGTCGATGCAAGAGCACACCATTAAGACTCTCAATGGTTTGTTTGCTGGTTTCATGGAACAGATTGAAGGGAAATTCGTACCGGCTTGCCAGGCGTATGCAGAGAACTCAGTGAAGATAGCTGTAGCACAGACAATGCGTAAAGAGCTGCTGTCTCGTGAAATGAAATTGCCATACATCATCAGCAGTAAAGCACCTAACAAGATCAGTGACCTTGTTACGATGGCCAGCAATTACATGCAGCTGAATTACCCTGGTACCTTGGAGTTTCGGAAGAAAGACATCACTTTGCGTCTGCAAAGTATGGCGGCATCTAAACAGCTGGACCGTGGCATGGTACAGACGTATTTGCGTGAGTTATCTAATGTGACGACAACAGCAGGTTGTAATGATTGGGGTTACCCACAAAAGGAACGTACTCAGTGGTTGCAGCGTCATGTTATTGCTCCAATCATCAACAAGATGGGTAAGGCAGGTATCGATCACACTCGACTGTATGTTCTGGATAAAGAGGACACGAAAACACCAGTCAACTACTACCATACGGATAAAGAACCAATAGTTTTAGCCACTAATGCTCGCCCAAAAAACCTGTTCAGTGTGCTGCCATATATGCGAAAAATTGTGGTCATTAGTACCTCAGCAAAAGGTATTCATGAGCGGGCTAAGAAGCATGATGTATTGAAAACGTTGGGCACCGATCACGGCTATCTTTTCTTTAAAGCCAGCATGAAAAAGAAGGAACGTGAAGCAGAACTTGATTTCTTCATTGGCTTAGGTATGGCCGTAGTTGATCTCACTTTCCGTCAGGAGTGGGAAGCTTTAACTCTTCGTGCAAGTACGCAACGCAAGCCAGCAAAGAAAGGATTGCCGTTACTCAGGGCAATTAGATTGAGCGATGGTTCGATCAACACGAAGCAAGTAAAAGAAGACACAGTTCTACGTATGGTTAATCCGGAATTCTCAGTGTGCGTAGGACTGGGTAAGGAAGACCCTACAAAATCATTCGGTCGTTTCGACTCAGAAGCGTCGTCATACATTATTGATCTGTGGGGCGACAAGGGCGTCATCATTAACAACAGTGCGATGCATGCAAAAGCTCTCAAGGCTGGTGCTATGGCACTTGAAGACTACGTAGAAAAGAAGGTCGTTGAGGTCATGCTCAATAGCCCTCGAATTCTTGAATACTGGGCCTTCGATTGTCAACGTGTTCGTGATCAGCACACTGTTTACAATGATGAAGCAACAGAAATAATTAAGGTCGTCTACAACAGTGAACTGTTGCGTAACCAGTTCGGGCTGGTGAACAATCTCACGGACGAAGAGAAGAAAATCATCGTGCTGTATCGTGAGCTGCAGAATAACCGTCGTTTCAATCTGTCGGCCGAAATGAAAGCAGTTGAAAAACTGTTGGCCAATGTACCGATTAATCCCCTCAACGGTGCACTCATTGACAAGTTTAGAGACCGTAATCCACTGCTTGCAGTGTTTGACAACAAAGCCCTCACCCGTATGCTGCGTATAGCTAGCCCTACCAGCCCTCAAACCATCAAGATGATCCAGATTCTGGCCATCGCACTTAACTAGGAAATCCCATGAAACAAAAAATAATCCGCGTCCTCGCCGCGGTGGTGGATACGCGCAACCTGACGTTGTACAAAGAAGATGGTGAAGCCATCATCATCCCTCAAGGTGACCCACGCCTGCGCAAGATCGTTGAAGAAGCGGCACCTCAACTGGTTCGCCAGGGATGGGCTGACGTCAACATCACTCAGCATGAAGACCCTTCCTATGCAGACTTTGAAAAGGAGGGCAGCGGTGCTGTACGATTCTTTCGCATCGCCAAATCAAAGCTGAAGCAGTTGTTTGTCAATGAGCTTCCACCAGTTGTTGACACGTCGCCGGTGCCGCCGTTGTCCATCGGTCCCGTACCTGTGTCGGCTACGCCGACGGCACTTCCCGATGTCCAGCCGGCGACCCCAGCTCCTGCCATCATGTCATCTGAGCAGCTCGACATGATGCAAAAGGATGCTGATATGGTCAGTGATACATTGATGGTTCCCCGTGAAGTATTATCGGTGATCTCACCATCAACCACCGGTCTGCAGCAAGACCTGGTGGTCGTAGCTGATCCTGTACCTACTGCATCGCCTGTAAGTGTTGCAGATATGGATGCAGTATGGGATGGTCCTGTGGATGAAGTTATCCAGCATGAGCCTTCCGAGCCGGCTGTCATTCAAACCATGAGCGTGATTGATGAAATCCTCAAGCACGCTGTTCCTGTGAGCTCACCTGACTTCCATGAAGATACAGTGGCCAAGCAAGGTAACGTGGTGGAAGAAAACAGTGTCACCAACAAGGATCATGGTGACAACAGCCAGCCTGACACCATCATTGCAGTGGTAGACGGCAAGATCATTCCAGGTATGGAACGTATCAAGACGCAATTCAGTCGTGCAGCAAAGCTGGGTAGTACTGCTGGCGTTGAAGCATTCCTGAAGCGCTTGGCGGCCACCATCGAAAAGCGGTCACATTCGGTTGACGATCTGCTCAAGTTTCTTGAGCGGGCTGACTTACCGATCGCTGATGACGGTAGTATCTTGATCTATAAGATACTGCGTAAATCAGGTGATAAGTACGTCGATTGTCATACCCGCAAGGTGGAACAGTTCGTAGGGGCTTACGTGTGCATGGATCCTTCGCTGGTCGACCACAACCGCAACAATGAGTGCAGTAATGGGCTCCACGTTGCGCGTCGTGGTTACCTCCGTGGCTTCAGTGGTGATGTATGTGTGTTGGCCAAGTTAGATTCGGAAGACGTCATCACTATTCCGACCTACGATGCTAACAAGATGCGTGTGTGCGGCTATCACATCATCGCTGAGCTCTCCGAAGCTCAGTACAAGCGTCTGCGTGAGAACCTACCAATCACCAACACCGAAGACGGCCAGAAGTTGCTTGCTCAGATGATGGCCGGCAATCACGTTCGTCGTACCCATGAAGTCCGTATCACGGGCAGCATGGGTAACGGTGTGAAGACCACGGCGATCCCTGAACGCAAAGTCACCATGGCCGATATTTCAGCATCAGTTATTTCCGCAGCTGCTGAAGCAACTGAGATTTTTGATGAAGACGAATTGGAAAGATATGCTGATCAATTACGATTGAATGATATCAAACCAGCTCTGGATAAGGCGGTAGCATTGTCTAATCCAGATGGTCCACAGTCTGATGCCCCAACCGATCCATTGGATGTGGTGAATACTGTGGCCAAGGTCACTGAAGAGGTGCGGTTGACTCGTGGTCAACAAGCCCAGGAGTTGTACAAAGCCTGGCAAAAAGCAACTGTCGGTGGAGGCAAAGCAGTCGCTTTTGAGCGTCTGCTGTCGTTCAAAAAAGCATCGAAAAAAAGTTGGGATGTGCTGGGGATTCCCGATCCTACGGCAAAGGTAAAAGTGAACGTTAAGGCTGCTCTGGCACCGAAGCCGAACACCACACCAAAGCTGTTCGATGAAGCCAAGGAAATTAAGCAGAAGCCTGCACATGCTAATGTGTCGGCCAAGCTTGATAAAGGTCTTCCAGTACCAAGGAAGACACCAGCAATGCCGAAGGTGAAAGCACCAAAGATTGAAACCAGAGCAGAAAAAATCAATGCCATGGATATTGATGCTCCAATTCAGTCAGATGAAGGTGGGTCACCTAAGCAGCGTATCGCTAAGCTCCTGGCCATTGGCTTGGATTCACCTAATATTCGCGGCAGTATTTTAGCTATCAAGAAGCACGCCAAGAAGAGCTGGGAAGTATTGGGCGTATCTGAAGATCAGGTAGCCAAGATCTTGAAGCAAAACGATAAGCCCTAAAACAGAAAAGCCCCCAGTGTATCGGGGGCTTCGCTGTAGATGGGATCACCTTCCTTTCGATGTTACGAAATCAGTGCCCTTCGCAGGGTAATCGGGCATCACGCCCTTCATCATTACACTCCGAACAGAATGGTCGGTAGTTAGATGGGGGTAGCGTGATGCTCGTTTTATCTGTGGAGCGCTTACTTAGTAAAATTAACAACTGAGCCATGGTAGAAATCATAAAGTAAGCGCCTTATTTATGAAAAACGTGGATTGGTTAAACGGTTGATGAACACCTCGGCACCAACAATGTCACACAACCCCTGTTTTTGACGCAGAAGCAAAGCATCAATAAATTGTTCCCACCGATCCTTTGCCCAACCAGGTGAAACATAATCCCCAGTAGGATTGACTTGGTGGCATAACGTAATTGCATTCTCCCCATTCATGATGGCTTCATCAATGTAAGCCAGTCGTGAAGCTACTGTATCCGTATTGATGATAGATGCAGTAGAGTCCATTGACAACATCTGCTTGCCATTGAACACATTTGCAGATTCATTGGTTCGATAACCAGCAGAATCTGCTCGACGTGCAAGTTTGGTCCCACGAGCTATCAAACCATCCATCAATGCATCGGTGTAGTCACCGAGCGGGTAAGGATGGAACAACGTAGGATTTCGTACCCCAATAGATTTGAAATACTCTGTTGCGAGATCATAGTTGGCCAGGTACGTAGCCAAACCGACATCCGAAACAGCTACGCTACCTACTTGACCCTTGGCCGCACCAGCAGTTTTTGAGTACACGTAGAATTCAGCCAGCCCACTTGACTGCATCTCCAAGATATTCGCAGCAGTCATGTGAGTACCAGCTGTACCGGCATTCAAGTCAGATTGACCAGCAAAGCTTGCTGTTACCTTCTTGGCTTGGAGTACTGGGAATAAGTTCGTGTATTGCCCGATCGTGGCACCATCAAAGGTCAACATGATCTGTGGACGAGCACGAGCAGGTACACCCATGAAAGCCACATAGATAGAGCAAGCCGTACCGACACCTGCAGTTTTAAGAAACCGCAAACGAGCACAGTTCATTGTAGAAGGTGTAGGTGCGCCGGTAGTACCACGACCATCACCACCAGTTTGAGCGCCACCGTTGGTTGCAGAGTTAAACATACGCCAACGAACAGTACGCCAGCCATGATGCTTCCACACCGTCATAGGCATCAGTTTCTCATACCGATTGGTGAATGCAACGTCATTCAAATACATATTGACATTGGTTAGACTGCCTTGTCCACTGGCGATATTGATAGCAGCACAGAACTCACCGCTCCAGTCACCAGGTAGCGCAAATGTCTTGCCGGTAGTGACACCAACATACGCACTAGTGCAGTCATCAGTCAGATCAATACGGACGACTTGACGGCCATCGTGTGACATTTCAGAGAGAGGTACAAGCGTGGCTACGGCCGAACCGCCAGGTACGCCGACAAGATAATTCCAGCTTCCACCGTTGGCAGTGTCAAAGCGAACCATCGCTTTTTCTTCTCGTACTTTGAAACGCTGAGTAGGAGTAGCACGATCAACCATTAGATTGGCCTCCAGTTGATCAGAACCTTGTCAGTAGCAACTGATAACGTTACTGTAATACTGGTTTCACATCGTACAGCACCAAAGCCAATTGGGCTAAATGCAGCAGTACCAATAGGCAAAACCATCGATACAGCCGTACCTGCTTGATCAGTTAAACCAGTGATCGTGCAAGTACCAGTAAGTGCTGCATTTACTGGCATAGCACTAAAAAGGTGAGCCGGTTGACCTGCACTAATGGCAATTGCAGAGGTCACACCAGTAGCAATAGTTCCATTGGATTCATGACGTTGAACCATGTAGCTGTTACCGCTGCTACCGATGTTACGTTCACCAGCTTGCTGAGACAGTACAGAAACAGCCAGAGCACCTAAACCACCAACCGAAGTCTGTGGGAGTAGGGTAGTCAGACGCTGCAACATGCGTTTGAACAGCGAGATATAGCTGGCATTACCGGTATCAGTTGCTGCTGCTGTATCTGCTTGTACACCAAAGTTAGAAGCAAACGGACCATCCGAACTCAGTACAACAGAGAGTGAGCTCGCTGCATTCTTCTGTCCGATCGTAGCTGGAAGTTGTGCGGCTTTAGTCAGTGTAGTGATATCAGTAGATCCGCCCCCACCACCTCCGCCACCCAGGCCGGATAGTGGTGCACCAGTGGTATCCACCAGAACAACTACGTCTGACCAGCTACCATCCGGTAATTCAATTGATTTCTTAGCCATTACCTAGTTTCCTTATTTAATTTTCCTGCTAAAGCAGCAGTACGACATTCCCGATATATGTTGCCAACTTCGGTAAGCTTAGCTGTTGTAGCCCCAAACGAATTATCGGAGAGGGGAGACAGCTCGGGGCACGCTATCACTACTGTCGCGTCCGGCCCCACTTTGTTTTCCTGTAAGGGATTCGTTGAGCAACCGCATAGCATCATCAGAATGCCTGCAATCCCGATACACAGGATTGTCTCGAATGATGGTTTCCACCTTGCCTTGTACGGTCGTATTTCGTACTTTGATTTTTGCAATTTCACTTGCTGCTCCCTGTTTTGCAGCTTCACGAGTATCTTCGATAGCCTGCTTGATTTCAGCCACTCTGGCTATCTCACTGGCTTTACCTACACTAGTACCGTACCAGTACGAGCCGCCTATCGAAGCCACCCATAAAACAAGAGCAGCTAACGCTGCCCAAGGATTCATTGCGCCCCCATACAGGTAGCGTAGCGTTCTTTCTGACGGGTCCAGACACCCCAGCAACGCTGATTAGGTTTCCCATTGATCAGCGTGCTGCAATCGTAGCCACCAGAGAACTTATATCCCAACAGTGCCCCACAAGCACCTGCATAGTCAGTCTTCATGAGCTTAGAACGCATGGAGGAACCTGACCATGCACCAGTACCGTACTGGTACACCCAGTCCATGTAGATGTCGTATTCGACCTGGCTGAGCTGCACACCAGGCATTGAGTTACGGAAGATAATTTCTTCCTTGGTGATATGAGCTTGAGCCACCCGCAGTGCACGCACTGGAGTGACCTTCTGGCCATTCTTCACTGCAGAACCATCTTCCCAGTAGGTAGAGCCAAAACCCACCGTAGGACGATCATTTTTGGTAGGGATACTGGCAGTCTCCTCAAAGCCTTCGCTTGCTACCAGGCCAATGAAGGCCATGGCACTAAGCATCAAGCCGGCGACTGCCATGCGTGGTTTGCTCATTAAGATTCTTCCTCTTCTTCAACAGCGACCATCTTGACTCGCTTGCGGGCTGGTTTGCAGACACCAAGGTTGGCCAGCATCGGTCGAAGGATCTTCTTCCACAGATACTCGCTCAGTGCCAGGAATGAAAGCACAAAAGCCAGGAAAGCAGCAGCATCGGTCCAGGAGCTGATACCGATAGCTGCCCAAACAAAGCCAATCTTGGCCCCTTGACTAGCTACCACGTTGACTGTCGTTTCGTTGAATTCTTGGCCCATGGGTTTCACTTTATCGTTGATTGTTGTGTGTTCGTATTTTAACCTGTTCATGAAGAATTATTTCCTCTAAGTATGAATTACGTCACAGAATTTTTGCTTTCTGTGAAGATAGTTTGAAATTAAGCAAAGATAGGGCGTTCAATGACGCTCTTGGGAACTCTATCTGTTGCTAAAGACACTCAACCCAGGTGAGTATGGGTTGAGTCATAGTTAGAGTCGGTGGGTTAGGACTCTTTCAGTACGAAATAAATAGTTCGGTCAAGAACTTCATTATTACTGCATGTGATTCTCAAAGTAACTGAGTTGTACACTTCATCACTATACACACCACCAAGAACTTTGATGATCAAAAGAGAACCTTGGATGCGTACATAGTTGTTATCACCCACAGTAACACCCACAGGAATTGCTTCCACATTCTTGATAGTTGTTGACGCGGCTTGCATATCCAACTGCATGTCAATAGCGTAGTGAAGCACATCATCTGGGTCTTTGTTGATCATCCACTTACGGCCACGAAGATAAAATGCATCTTTAGTCAGCAAAGAAGGATCACGTTGCAGCAAATTGCCTGCCACTGTACGAAGAATACGACTTGGAGCTACTACAATATTGGCCGACTTTGGGACAATAATTGTTCCTTGGCCACGTTTAGACGGCGTTGCATCTACCGTACTAACAGCAAACACATAATAGATGAGCTCTTCATCAGTATGTTCTGGTGCAGTGAACAAACCAGTAGAACTGATACTCGCATTAGTGATTACTTCACCGTCAGCGTATTCACCAGTAGTGGAAATAGCCCAAGTAACGGTCTGTGGTGGGTTATTTTCACCTTCAACCACTGCAGTCAGCTGCCTAGTTTTACCGGACAATGTTTGAGACACAGCAGGCGTAATTGTTACACCAGTCACGGTAATCAATGGCAACACACTGACAACTGTGGTGGCCAACTTTGTGTTGTTCAACACACTGGTTGCCGTTACAGATGCGGTTTGTAGCGACAAGGTTCCTACAGGAGCCGTGTACAAACCAGATGTAGACAGTGAACCTGGACCCACCAGAGACCACACAACGCTTTGCGAAGGTGAATTGGTACCATTCACAGTCGCAGTAAATTGCTGCGTACCCAGCCCCTGTATGGCTGGCATCAATGGTGAAATATCCACGCTAGTGACGACAACAGGTACGATTGCTGGGATCGACAGAATAGCCACAGCAAATTTAGTGCCGTTGGCTACACTGGTAGCAGTAACTGTCACTGTTTGTTCGACGTTGGTGCTTGCAGGCGCAGTGTACAAGCCAGAAGAAGAAATAGTTCCCGTGCCTGTGTTGCTCCATACTACTGCTTGTGATGGGCCATTGGTACCAGCAACTACCGCGGTAAATTGCTGAGTACCCAAACCAGGAACCGTAGCAGTAGTTGGGGTGACTGTCACTCCCGTGACTGTGCTCACCACCAAAGCAGGAATAGACAGCGTGGTAAATCCAACCTTCGTGTTATCAAGGCTACTGGTGGCCGTAATCGTCACTGTCTGCACAGTAGAGATGGCAGATGGTGCAGTGTACAAACCAGTCGACGACAAGGTACCAGCACCCGATTTGGTCCAAGTTACGGACTGAGATGGGTTGTTAGTACCGTTGACCACAGCAGTAAATTGCTGGGTGCCAGTACCAGGTACCGTAGGCGTAGCTGGACTCACAACCACACCAGTTACGGTTGCGGCAGCTGCACCGATGGTCATGCTGTAACTACCCTGTTCCGATACATTGTTCTTGTAGTTGATGAGATTACCTGTGTAGGTGCCATCTGGCGCACCAGTCAGACTGAATGCACCATTCTCATCAATAAAAAGATTACCGGATGCAGGTCGTTCTAAGACCTCCACACGATACAGACATC